CAATATAATGCTGAAGTTTGTTATGGCATCCATGAAGCATATTATGATGATAATGGAAAAGTTGTTTCATGGACAATGAGACCTGTAGAAGTAACAGGTGACTCAATTCAAGAATTGCGTAAGACTTTAGAACATATGTTAAAGTGTTTGGACAAAGAAGTAATTGATGATCAAGTAGAATGAAAAATAAAGCATACTTAAATAAAATTACACTTAAAGATATTAGGGTTATTTTCTTCCCTAAAAACTTTTATGAGAAGTATAGTTACTTAGGATCAATCCCTTATAGAGATGAAAAAACTATGCTTCATGCTTTGGTTATTGCCATGGATCATGAAGCAAAACCTAAATGGTGCCCCCGTTGGTTTTTGAGATTTTTGAATCTTTTTGGTAATGATAATTCAATTGTTAGAATTCGGAACTATACTTTACATCGTCTATATAAAACGTTGACAAAAGGTATTAGATTTTGGGATTACAAGACCAAATGGGCTGACTATGATTTGAGGATTTCTATTTCAGCACCTGAATATCTTTTTGCTTTATCTCAAGCTATTGAATTGTATACTTACAATGAAGGTGAACGGCTAGCAGAAGAAGTATGTGAAGAGTAATACGGTATTAGATGGTATTTATTTATATGAAATTAGATATAAATAAAATCAAACAGATACCGTTGCAAGATACGCAGTTTTTTAAAGAAGACACGGCAAAGACGCAGATCGTACTGCATCATACAGCCGGCAATTCTTCCGGTGTCAGTACTATTAAGGCATGGGATAGTGATGATCGTGGACGTATAGCAACATGCATTGCAATATCTGGCGCAGGCCAATCGCAAAATACATATGATGGTGAAATCTGCCAAGCATTTTCATCTAAACATTGGGCATATCATCTCGGTATAAAACAAGATGTATTTAGATCTCGCGGCATTGCATATCAAAATTTAGATAAGTGCTCTATAGGTATTGAACTTTGCAATTGGGGGCCTTTAACAAAAAAAGGCAATAAGTTTTATAATTACATCAATCGCGAAGTTCCGGCTGACCAAGTATGTGTATTGAATACGCCATATAAAAAATACAAATACTATCATGCATATACAGATGCACAGATTGAATCGACCCGGCAATTGTTAGTATATTGGAATCAAGTATATAGCATTGATATAACATATAAAGAATCTGATATGTGGTCTGTCTCCAATCAAGCACTCCATGGCGTTAACGGTTTATATACCCATAACTCATACCGTACGGACAAGACAGACGTATCACCACAACCAAAACTAATTGCAATGCTTAAAGCATTATGCAATGCATAAAGATCCACAGAAGTTCAGTTGGCTAGATAAACTCCTAATAGTTTCATTGATACTACTAGCATTTAGTTACGTGGTAAGATTCATATTTCGAATCCCAGTATACATGTGGTTTTATATTGTATTGATTGCAATTATAATTTTCTATTCGACGTGAGGTGTTAGCCTCGTCCAGCCTTCCGGCAGCCAGACTCAGCGAGCCGCTAACGCAGCCATCCCTATTTAATGTTAACATAATCTATATGCTAGCCGTAACGGTGCGCATGCGCCATATATATGTCTATACTAAAACAAGGAACACAATGAGACATTTCATGATTTTTGCCCTGCTATTCATGGCAGCGTGCCGCCCAGAACCCGTTACACCAGAACCAGATCCACGTGGCACTAACGTGCAAGTTATAGGTGATATCACAACAAACAGTGTTTGGCAAGCGCATAACACATATGAATTAGTAGGCAGAGTTATAGTGCAAGCCGGTGCAACATTAACTATAGAACCGGGTACCATCATTAAGGGTGCGCCAGGTACAGGTGCCGCGGCATCAGCATTGATTGTAGCACAAGGTGCACGTATACATGCAGTCGGTACCGCGGAGCTTCCTATCATATTTACTTCTACGGCAGATGATATTACACCGGAAGATGTGCAAGCCGGCGTATATGTTAGTCCGAACTTGTCTAATACCATTACGGGCTTATGGGGAGGAGTGATAATATTAGGCAATGCACCTATATCAGCATCAACCGATATAACACAAATAGAAGGAATTCCAACATCCGAAATAGCAGGTAGATATGGAGGTACCGATGCAATGGATTCATCCGGCATACTGCAGTATGTATCTATTAGGCATGGTGGAACAAATATTGGATCCGGCAATGAAATTAACGGCTTAACGCTAGGAGGCGTTGGATCAGGTACTGTTATAGATAACATTGAAATTATAGCCAATCAAGATGATGGAATTGAATTGTTTGGAGGTAGCGTAACGGTTACCAATATAAGCATATGGAATGTAGGCGATGATGCCATAGATACAGATCAGGGATGGAGTGGTGAACTACGCAATTTCATAGTGATATCACCCAATGGTCATGCGTTAGAATTGGACGGCCCAGAAGGGTTAGGCGAAGCAATGCATACCATATCGCAAGGATTAGTGATTGCCAATTGGAACGGCATGCTATCGCAAGATCTAGTAAATATGGATGACAATAGCAGAGTATCATTGCATGATATAACATTTACGCATGTAACAAGCAACAATAAGATTAATCGAGTAACGGCTAATGCAGGAAGCATTGTATTTGAAAATATAGCAATAGATTGCACTGATTTAAATGCGCATGTAGCAAGCACATGGATACCGAAAGGTATAATGATAGGTAATGCAATGCATGTAAATGTAATGCCATGGTGGCAATGCGCAATGCTAGCATGCATACCGCAATAAAGAGCATAGCCAGAATATATAGCCTATTACTGTATAAGAGAACGTTATATGTGGTATAGTAGTTATGCAGTATATTTGATATAGCGGATGAGACATATCCGTGTAATGAAGGTATACAGATAATTTTAAAAGATATTAATCTGAAACATGTAGTAGCGTATTTTAGGTAGCACATGTATACGAATATCTGGGGGGTAGCGTAAGAAATTTTTCTGGCAAAAAAAAATTTTCTATAATAAAGCCAATTAAATTAGGATTTACGAAAAGTTTTATTACCTCTTGACCTTTTGAAAAGTTTATTTTGGCTTGTGCGTACGAGAAAATGTTATTACCTTTATGCAGGCCAATCCAGGCGTACGGGGCTTTGCGATTATGCTGCGTACATTACGAGCAAAACTTTCTGGAAACTTTTCTGCAGAAAGCTTAGGATTCGAAAGGAATGTTACCTTATCTTTAAGTATAAGAAAAGGAAATAAACCAAACCAAAACAAAAATGGGACGTCCTAAAGGTAGCCGGAATCGTAAAAGCGTAGTAGAGATGGATAACACCAAGATGTGTTTCAAGACATTCCAGCAAACCAAATCGCCGGCGAAGATGTTTGGTGATATGACCAACCTTGCTAAAATGGTTGCAACAGGTATTTCACCGTCATTGCTTGTAACGGGTATGCCTGGATTGGGTAAGACATATACTATTACCAATACGTTGCATGCAATGGGGTTGGAAGAGGGTATTGATTTTATTCATGTAAAGGGTCGTTCAACGGCCGCAGGATTGTTTATTACGCTTTTCGAGAATAGCGATAAGCTTATTATTTTTGATGATTGTGATAGCATCTTTAAAGATGCGGATGCCGTTAATTTGCTTAAAGGTGCGTTGGATAGTTACGAGCGCCGAGTAATTAGTTGGATGGCTGCAAAGCCGCTTAAGGATACCGACGGTGAACCAATGCCTAGGTCATTTGAATTCCGAGGCCGAGTTATTTTTATTAGCAACCTTCCAATTGCCAATATTGATAGTGCGATCCGAAGCCGAGCATTTGCGCAAGATATTACATTGACCGCAGATCAATTGATCCAGCGTATGACGGATCTCCTTCCAATGGTAGAGCAGCAAATCAAAGATATGTCGATCAAGCAAGATGCATTGGAAGCACTCCGTGAAGCGCATATTAAATATGCCGGTGTAGAATTGAACTTCCGTAGCTTGATCAAAGCAATCCGGATTCGGCAAATGGGATTTGATAACTGGAAAGAAATGGTTGCCGAACAAGTAATGGGTGTAGCGTAACAAATAGTTACGGTTTTATTAGGATTCGAAAGAATATTATCCTTATCTTTATAAAAAAAGAAATAACCCAAATCAATACAATGACAACCAAGAACTTCGATGTAATGGCCGACGGCCGGATCGCAGGACCTAAAGATTATATGTCATGCCGCTTTGATACATTCATGGATCTGATCTATAATGGTCAGAGCGTGTTATATAAAGAGGCAATGCTGCGTAGTCCGGACTTTGAAACGGCAATTGCAGTATGCCTAGAGACCGATTACAATGCATGGAAGAACACCGCGCATCTAGCCAACCGCATGATGCATCCGGCGATCGGCACGGCTAGCTAAAAAACAATTAGCATAGCAATAGCGCACCATATATATAGCAAGAGCATTATATATACACATAAGCATAGTATATATACGCATATCACCCAGAACCAAGGCATACTTATACATACCCTAGGCAAGCACCCCAAAAGCGGGCTAAAACACCCAAAAACCACCCTATATAGGGGAGTATACCGGTTTACCTTAACATACCATGAGCTTCTGGTGCTCTGGGTGGCCTATTACCAATTTCTTTCGTGAACAACGCTTTTTGCCTATAGCCCCTGGTCTTTAAAGATCGAGGCATATGCCTCCACTACAATTATTGTAGTGCCCACTACACGTGTAGTGCCATTACTCGAATCCGGCATGCATATTTAATATTAGCAACTAACAATGACAAGCAAACATAATCATGACTATAACACGTGCATATATACAACAGCTGGTAACTGAAGAATTAAATAAATACCAATTCAATCGTATCATGGAATCCAAGCCATACTCTGGTAGCAAGATCATTGTATTTGATCTAGATGATACCCTAGTTATTACTAGAGCTCGTATTATAGTAACTGACCCTAAAACCAATAAAAGATACGCCCTTACCCCGGAGGAATATAATACATATCAAGTTCAGCCCGATCATCAATTAGACTTCTCCGAGTTTAGATCTTTGAATATATTGAAAGCTGGCAAGCTTATAGACTATTACCTTAAGATATTGCAAGAAGCATATCGTCGGGGTATTCCTGTTAGCATTGTTACTGCACGCGATAATCGCAATTTAATCTATCAATGGTTCAAGGAGCATATTGGATATCCTATTGCGCGTACGCTCATATATGCTGTAACCGATCCCGTACATAATTTCCATGGAACTATTGCAGATCGTAAAAAGATGGCGTTCCGTGAGTTAATTGATCGAGGCTATACCGATTTTCAATTTTACGATGATGATCCGGAAAATCTACGACTCGTTAAATCAATTGAATCGGACTTTCCAAACGTACGCATTGCTGCCCGGAGGGCTTATAAGCAATACTCTCGCTGATTATAATTAACGCTGAGGCTGATATGCACCACCTAGGCCTCGCGAGGCTAATGCATCAGCTATCATGATAGCTTCACGACTTTGTGATCGTAGGGAGCGTGTACCGGGGCTAAGCCATGGCGAATCCACATGTATTTGGGTAACTGGCAAAGTTTGGTCTAGTATCCATGTTTCCTTTTCCTGATACCCGCCCGCCGCAGTTAAAAAATCCGGATTCATAAAAGCCAATGCTTTGACTTGCTTATAAGGAATAGTGACAACAATGGCCCATCTGCCAGCTGGTAATCTACCCTGTGCAAAGTTCGCTGCTACCAACCAATCTAGCGATACTGATACAAAACCCGGGCTACGAGATTTAATGTGTTGTGATACGGGGCCTAATCGAAACCAATTGCCGGCGCTGACTTCCGTGATCTGGATCGCGGGATCTTGTATTAATTCCGCGCATTGTTCCACAGCTAAAGTCATGCCTCTATATACCCGATCGCTGTCAGCTAATCCCGGATCTAACACAGCTGGGAACTTTTGTTTTAAGGGCAATAATTGCTCGATAGCTGAGATATCAATCTGATCTTTTTCGCCATTCGTAAGGTAAGTATATAACTGCCACCAAAGCGCCTCTTCTTCCTCGGTATTCCTTTCCTTCATGCCGTCATACACTTGCGCGATAAATCGATTATAACGGATGTGACGTTGGGGATTAGCCCATAAGAGATCGCCGTATTGGAATTCTCGTAATAATGTTTTCAATCGTATCATATACATAAATATATAGCAGCCGTAGATCTAGTGTGTCTTGTGTAAGGCCGTAGGCTTCCGAAGGCCGGGCCCATGGGGGGGTGAAATGCATAGACCACACATTATATTTTATTAATTAAGGAATATTTATTAATGAATATAACTAGGAATCATTCAATGATCAATCAAAAAAATGGTAAGGATAAAATGTCACGGCCATCGCGATCAAATCGAGCCGGACTAACTGAATCAGCTTTACGTGCTATAATCTGTGAAGAGTTGCGCCGTGTGATCGCGGAAAGACGGGTATATCGGTCCGCGGAATACGAAGAAATGCATAGCGCGATTGAAACGATTCTAGATAATCTACGCTTCCTCGAACCGCCTCATATAGTGCCCGCCCGCGATGCACGCGAAGCAGTCCGCGATGTGCAAAAGGCCTTGCAAGCATTGTCTGAATTGATCGATCGGTACGGCACTGAAGATAGATGATTCGATTACGTGACTTGCTCCTTGAGTTAGATTACGGTGACAAGCTATTTGCGGATGATTTGATCGACCCGAAACACCCTCGCGAAAAGGCTTGGGGACGATTTATCCAGCAAATATATCGACCGGATTTTGAGCCCAACACTGGCGCGGAGCAGGAACTACTCGACCAATTGCAAGCATATATCGGCGTGGGCCACCGCAATGCGAAGCTTGCGAGTGCATTGCAGCAATTGCTACCACTGCGATCGCGATTCCCTCGTATATTAGATCCAACCGCGGCCAGCATCACGAGTGACGACGAAACGCCCATGCCATGGGCTGAGCCTTATCCGGATCTTGCATGGCGCGGCACCTGGGCGCCGATGCCATGGGCAGCTAAGGTAATGGCTCAAAGCAAACATGTTCACAACGTAACCGTGTCCGATGAATATTCGCTTCGTCATGTCATGTTTCGAGATGGGAGGGAAGTCGAGGCTACGGTTTTCGAGCGCCCGGGCGTGATTTATAAGTCATCAGGTGAGCGTATGATTTCTTTTTCCGATCGGCCCGATGTCGCATTTAGATTCATGCGTGCACGCGCTAAGGATATATATAATCCAAGCAAACCGTCTGGCGTGCCAGTCGCGCTTGGCATTGCAAAAACGCACCCACGTTTAATCATGAATCCGGATGCTATGAATGCGTTAGGTAGCGATTTTGCGGGAGGTGAATCTGAAATGCTGTTGCTGACTAATGCGTTTACCCCGGATGTTGTTGTGTTTATAGATCCATATGGGCTTAAATACATAGATAACTATATAGATAACATCCAGTGAGCAGCGTATATTTATATTAAAATTTAAGTAGAATTTATCATGACCAGAAAACAACAAGCCATGTCAATGCTTCGTCGAATCATTCGCGAAGAAATTGATAAATTAGCGATGAGAGAATTCGAGATCAGGGAAGCTTCTCATGTAAATGAGGTTTCAGATTTTAACGACCCCGTTTTAGTTGCGTTTAGAGCAGCGCAGCTTCGCAGAAACCAGGATACCAAAAAAGCGCCGGCTTTAAAGCCAGCTGAAGCTAGGAAATTAAACTCACAGCTTGAAAAGATATATCGCGCGTTAAACGTACTTTATGTTGATCGCAATAGAATCTTGAATGACATGGAACAAGAAGCTGAAATGGGCGGCGGTCCTATTGCCGATCGGTACAGTGATGACTTGGAAAAGCTAGAAGGTAAGATAGCCAAACTCTTAACTCAACGCAAGGCAATAGAAATTAAATTAGCTCAGTGAAATAACTAAAAAAAGAAATTTTATGAATCATAGCCAAAACAAATCTGCCAAGCAAAAACTCGAAGAAATAATAACTAAAATTATACGTGAAGAGCTCGCGGAGGGTGGATGGAGTAAAAGCGCGTTGGCTGCATTTTCACGAAAAACCAAGCCGGGTAGATACTTTATTACCACATCTAAAGACGCCAAACCCGGCTGGGCAACCTTCCCGACCATGGCCGGTTTTAACGCTTTTATACGGGACGAGCTCCGTCGAGGGAATGATTTCGCTAGAGGCGCGGAAGTCATTAACATACATGACAAACAAAAAGGTGATCGGGCAGTACTGCAATATTTTTGGTCGCCGCGCACAGGTGTAGACTATATTCGGCCGACAGTACCTAATGGTAAGCCAGGTGAAGTTAATCCAAAATATGTTTTGTAACGAGAATTAATAACATTGATCAATTTATGATATGAGTGTGATACGATTGCGAAAATTATTACAAGAATTTGAAGTTGGAAATTTACTATGGGCTGACTCATCAGATACTAGGCGTTCAGGGTATTTTCAGAAATTTCTTAATACAGTTTATGGTGATGAGATAGAGCCTAATACTCCGGAGGAAGCGGCTGCATTAGAACGAATAGAATCTTTTATATTAAATAATGATATTAAGACGCCTTCCGGTGTCCGTACATTAAATGAGCCGAAAAAATTTATAAAAGATTTATTAAAACTCAAGCCAAAATTTCCGGCAATGCTTGACCCATTATATAATAATCCGAAGTTGAGTAACGATGCTTACATATATCGCGGAATGACAACTGAGTTATCTATAATAATTCACACTATTCAGTATGCTAAATCGTTCGAAAGGATTCGGGCACAAAACGATAACCATTATATAAGTGTTAAACATCCCAAAGTAAGTATAAAATCACGTGCAAAAGGATTTATGAGTTTCACCACAGGCTCTCAGAAGCTCTCCGGACTCGCCGTAGCTGATATATTCACAGGGCAAAACTTATGGTCAGCGTCCGGTGCAGGCCGTTGGGGAGTTATTATTGGAATACGGTATGGAGATATTGCAGATAAGGCATTATTAAATCCGGAGTTTGTTGAAGCTATTGGCGGTTGGGGCGAATCTGAAATATGGTTATTAGAAGGAAAAATTGTACCTGATGTATTGTATATACGAGATCCATTCATATGGTATGGCACCGACAGTCGCGCGACTGTACCTAATGAAATAAAAAATGCCTTGAAGGCAAATCCTAACTTTCAACATATGACAGATGTAGTGTAATTGCAATAATTTTACTTAAACACTTCATTACATATATTTATGTATATATGATACGACTACGTCAATTATTACAAGAATTTGAAGTTGGAAAGCATCTATGGGCTGATGAAGATATATATAAATCGGCTCGTTCAAAACAAGCAAAATTCCTTCAAGCACTATACCATGGTGCATGGGAACCTAATACTCCGGAAGAGCTAGCGGCCTGGCGTGAGATATATTACTACGTAATGACGAGTAAAAAGAGCCCGAACTTTATAAAGATCTTAGACGATCTACTCGCTCTTAAGTCAAAATTTCCTAAAATACTTGATCCAGAATTATCACCGAAAACTAAGCTTTATCGTGGAATGACTTTAGACGCGGAGCGTATAGTTGAGTTGTTATATGCTAGCAATTCAGTAACTAAAGCGACGGGCTGGCAAAATTTTGATGACGTTCTCGGAGGCACTGTTATACGAATTGCGATTGATCGCCGCTTCATCAGGTCACGTAGCGCGAAATTTTTATCAATGTCTACTGAATATACAGTTGCTAAAAATTTTGCCAGGTGGCCTATGACACGTGCCGGTATGATGGACGGTTCTAGATGGCCTCTTATTGCGGAAATAAATTATAGTGATATCGAGGCCTTAGCTTTAATGAATCCAAAATTCATGAATACTTTTTCTGTGTTAGACGAAGAGGAAATTTGGGTAGTTGCTGACGCGGTACCTATTACAGCTTTATATATAACTGATCCTAGATCAATTGATGCTCCCACGGAATACAATGAGGCTCAGCGGATGATCGCGAATGCATTAAATCGCAAAAATCCGCATTAATCATTAACAACCCGTTTTTTATTGTACATATATTTATACTAAATAACTAGGAATTGTTATGAAACAGTATAAGTCGAGACTCTTACGTGAGTATATTTCGCGAGAAATTCGTACTCAATTAAAAGAAAATGATAGCAAGAATTTCGCTTCGGATAGTCAGTCTGATTTAGATATTGGCCATGTCGATGATGAGCCGGGTATGATAAAAGCTGACTTATATCGAATTGCTAAATATGCAGTAGAATTATATAAATTAGTATCTCATTTAGAAGAAACGGGTAAAGAGGTTGACTTTCCGCATTGGTGGCAAGCTGATATCATTGAAGCTAAGGATCGTATGATCAATGCTAAACACTATGTCCATGGCGAGCTGAATATGCCAGGATTTGATAAAATGTTAGGGCTATGAAAGTTATATATAGTATAGTTGCATGTATATGCTTATTAGTTAGTTGCACATCATCATCACATATGCAATGTGATGAAGTATATTCATATGATTATAATTGCCCAGAACGCGATTATTATAATTTTAATGTATACCGCGCGTATTATCCAAATACCGAGACAGTATACTTTGTGCCCTATTATGTGCCAAACACACACGAGCCGAAATGTAATGATCATGCAACGCCTAGTAGGGAAATTATAACGGGGCGCCGGCCATCTTTATCATCTCACCGTACTAATAAACGCCCTGAGACAAATGAACAATGAGGCTATTACATTTATTGCATGAGTTTGAATATGGTGAAAATTTATTTGCCGATCCTAGTCATTATAGCAATGTACAGACTACATCTGACTTAAATATCATTGGCTATCGTAACTATGCAGATATAGAAACTGATACTGAGGATGAGACGCGCGCGTTAGAATTACTCGATGTATTTTATTCTGGTGATTTTGTCAACTTAGATGAAACCGCATTGTATAAACTCATCGCACCACTAAAAAAACTTAAATCAAAATTTCCAAAAATATTAGACCCACGTACTAGTCCCGGTATTGGGCAAATGGTGTACCGCGGTGCAACTATATCTTTAGATTTAGTTAAAGATATGCCGTATACGGTCGCTGGCAGCAATATTATACTTGAAGTGCCTAAAAATTTTAAAGTACGGCCGCAATCTGGACGGCCTATACACTCTTTTAGTATTAAACGGTATATGGCAGTTAATTATGCATTAAATCAAACATTAATGTCAGTAGAAAATCCAAGCCGTGTACCAGCTATAATTTGCGTAGATGTAAATGATCCTAATTTATTATTTTCAACTCGTTTTTCAGAGCTACATAGTATATATAGAGAAGAAGAAGAAGTATTTTATGCTAACTATGATATTACAGTAAACGAGTTAATTCTAAAGTCAGCAATTATAGAAGATATATATAAAGAACATGCTAATAGCAGTAATCATGTTGTACGCAGTGTATATACTAAATGGTATAATGCTATCAATTAATATTTATTAATATGATAAGTTTAATTCAACTATTACGAGAAATACGTTTATTTGAAAAAAATAAAACGGTAGATTTTTTCCGAAAAAATCCTAATCTATTAAAACAGTTTACTGTGCCAGACCCAGGAAACAAGAATATTAACGCTGCTGATTATTACCCAAGCCCGACGGGGAAGGAGTCGAGACTCAGCCGAGTTGCTTTAGAAATGCTAGAAAAAGCATTTCCACATAAGTTCAATGACCGACTTTTCAAAACGCTATGGGAATACGATTATTTGGTTAAAACAATTATCAAAGCCCCAACATATCAAGAGTTGCTAGATAAACACTTAGATGTTTTACCGACAAATGAAAAGGGGGAACCATGGATGGATTATATGGATCATGAATTCATGTCCACAAATTACAATAAAATACGGCGAATAGCTCGAGCAGCAGTTGCCAAATCGGCAGGTTTGAGTCATATAGGTAGAAAGCGTTATGTCAAAGCTATGTATAAATTAGGGCTAGATCCGAATGACGTCGAGGCCGCAATGTCATGGGTAGGTTATTACACAGGCGGCAGTTATCGTAAACTTCCTAAGGAGATATTTGAAACACTACAGCAATTATCCGTTGATCCTAGTCGTTTACCAAAATATATATATCGTGGACTTTTTTATGATGGTGCTAAGATTAAAGATCAAGAAAAGTTTTTAAGTAAATGGAAAGAAGGCTCAATGCCTAAAGAAGCATTACGTAAAGCTACTAGTTTTTCTGGAGATAAAGGCACTGCAATTAACTTTATGGTGAACCAAGACAAAGTTAAAGATGCTAAATCGGGATATCATATCCTACTAAAATGGAAAGTTCGCCCAGAGGCTGTTGTCGCTGATTTACGAAACTTACCTGTCGATACAAGGTTTTGGAACCAACATGAATTCATAGTACATCCGGATGTTAAAGACTATGTCGTAGATAAACTTATACCATATAAAGATTCTACCGATTATGCCTCCTATAGCGATACACCATATGTTAAATTTCAAGACGCGACAAAAGGCGGATTTGGAGCGTACGGGCTGGATAAGCCTGATACACTGAAAACATTTTTATTATCACCGTATGATAAATACAGTACTAACGAAAAAATTGCATATAAGCAATTATACAATATGACTGTACAGGAAGTACAGCAAGAATACACAATGTTTCGTAATTATTATGAAGATGCTTTTCAGAAGATAAAAAATGCAGTACTGCCAGTATATGTAGTTAGCGACGCGCTAGTTTTTAGCGGCGGTGGAAAAGATTTCACGTTTAGCAAAGTTCATACCGGATCTACGCGAAATACTCTAGAATTTCAAATATTTGTACGTTTAAGTTATTATTCCGCAGATAACAGTACAGAACTATTCGGGCCTGAGGTAACTGCAATGTTGCAACGCAATTATATAGATTCGGGTAAATTTAAATCAATGCGTGATGTATTTAATGCATTAGAGAATAGTATGAAACAACCAACTGGTTATAGTTCACTTACATTACGCCCAGGCGGCGGTTATTATAGCATGAAATTTGATTTAGAACTTCCAAAATCATTTATACTAGATGATATACCAGGTGACCGTTACAACGCCGCCGGCATATCAATTTGGGAAGATATCATGAAGATTTTTGACGGTAAAATGATAGCTGATCGATGCCGAGAAATAGTTTCTAGAAACCTTAAAAGACTTCCACCGACAGTAAAAATTTCAGTAAAATGATTAAGCTAAAGTTGTTATTAGAAAATACATATTCATCATGGGTACGGCCGTCAATTGACTCATTAAAGCAAGAATTTCGCGTTGAACATGAACTTAAAGGCCATTCTTGGTTTGCAGATGAAACAGAATTTCTTGAAGCAGCGCGCCGCGCAAAAGCCATAACTATAACGCCGGCAATTGATAGAAAAATTGATTATCGTAGTGGCACAAAAACATATGATCAATTAGTTAGATTGCTACAAGGCTATAAGTCTTGGGGTAAATATCGCAGTGAAGAAAAATTGCAAAACATGTATGCTCGACTACGCGACAATTTAGACATGGATATGCCAATCGTATTAAAGTTTCCTAATGGCAGTATGCGCGTGTTCGGCGGCAATACTCGCATGGACATAGCATTTCAGTTAGGTATCAATCCCAAAGTATTAATGATTGAAGTTCCTTCATAATTTTTTTTGAATATCGGTAAATTATTTATATAATACTGATATGTTCGAGTTTATCGCATTATATTTTTTAATTGGAATATTGGCTACAATTTGTTTTGAATTGGCAATAAATCAATTTGAAATTGATATAATTACTAATTCTGACAGACTGTTTGCAATTATCTTATGGCCGCTGTGGGCGTTAATATTCATAGTCTCATTCGTTACAACGGTTATAACAAATTTTACAAAAAAAAGCTGATAAAATATTTGTCTTTAGTATACAATGTTCTTATCTTTATGATAGAAGGATAAATAAAATGAAAAAACAAATTAAAGCAGACAGCATTCAATTAATTGAATCATACCTAGCAGATGAAAGTAAATCAATTGGCGAGGTTGGTATGAGTGGCACGTTAGTGCATGCACGAAAGACGTTCAAACAATTATTAGAAATTTTAAAAACCTCTAAATAAAAAAGTGATGCAACATTTTATTGACTACGCTCTCTCCCGTTATTCATGGAGCTGGTGCCCTGATCTTAAAGTAGCATTTATTCATGAAAAGGATCAAGACGGTAACGATATTGTAGAAATTACATCTATTTTTACCGAGAGCGGCGATGAGATTACCGATATTGTTCGTTATGAATTATTCAATGACATTGAAATGTATATCTATGATAATCTCGAATCATACGCTGATGATCATGTAGACGATGAAGCTAAATAAATTTCATTAATGAGACATATTTTATATGCTATTTCAGCATTTATATTAATCGTCATCTGTAGTAATTTAGTAATTTGGATGACAAGTACCCGTGATATATCAGCAATAGTAGTACTTAAAGAAGTGGTTGTATATAAAGTAGATGAGCAGTACATACATTATTATTTAATCTATACCGACCAAGGCGTATTTAAACTTGATAACAATACCACATCAAATGGCGTACCATGCAATGATTGGTATAGTTCATTAGAGTCATATCAGCGGTATAATATGACTGTACATGGGTATCGTAACGAAATGTTAGGTCTTTATCCAAAGGTTATCAGTTTTTAATTAAAAAATATTCGCAATGTCATTTGATGATTCAATATCGATTCTGTTGAATTTAGGTTGGATTGAAGTTGTAGGTGTTAATCACGAAGGCGAGTTTTTGTATGAATTGACCCCAACTGGGACTGCAGAGTTGCAAGATGCAATTTATGTATTTGATACGTATTTTTCTAACATATATATGTTACCACCGGACCGAGTTAATTAATTAGTTTGCATATTTATACAAAAAATAGTATAAATTTATGGACTAGTTACATGACGCATAAAGAATTTTTTGTATGGTTATCTGGATTTTTGTCAGCGGTAGAATCTAACACGTTATTCGAAATAATTAAACGGCAAATGGCCGAGGTTGAAGAAACTAAATTTATCGTATCACATCCAGATATTACCGTAAAACAGCCTGCGATACCAGAACCGGCAGTCGAAGAAACTTCGGCTGTTACGGACGTTATAGTCGAACCTGAACCTATTGTCGAGCCCGAACCTGTCACTGAACCTGAACCTATTGTTATATCTAATCGCAAATCACCGTTTTATTCGTCAGCCGCTCCGGATAAAAAAAAAGTAGTTGAGCAGGTTCCGGAACTCAGTAAACCAAGATTATTGTATAGGATATAATAATGCCAGCGGTAAGCAAACAGCAACAAAAATTCTTTGGAGTAGTAAAATCAATGCAACAAGGAGATATGCCAGCTCGCGGGGCGGCGGGTAAAGTTGCTAAAACTATGAGTAAGTCAGATGTGGATAAGTTTGCTAGTACAAAGCACGATAAATTGCCTAATAAACTACGGGAGATGGTGATTAATATAATTCGTGAAGAACTAATAAAACTACGAAAAAAAAGGTAATTATCATGGGTATAATGAATGTCAAGTTTATGCAGTATACAATATTAGTGTTGACTTATTTACTGTTGTTATCGTGTGATAAACAGGCATATGTACATGATAATACGATCGATCATAGTGTTGAATTAATTCAGGCTTATGAACCTAACTTACCTGAAAGCGTTATACAACAAGCAAGGGGTAGTCGGCTAAAATCAAATTTTTTATCAGTAACGCCGGATACCGTCTATACATCAAATGATTTACTAGATTTTTTATCGGTATATGGCACTATAGTACCGGACATAACACCTGAATTCGTTAATTATTACCAGGATATTGGCTCTGGCCATACTAACGCTAAGTTAGATAACTTAACAATGCCAGAAGATGAAAATAGAATTTATGAGTGGTTCATTAATAATATACTGGTATACACAGGGTATAACTTGCCGTTAGTTGCAACTGCTAATTTGCTTGAATGTGAAGGTGTTATGATGATCAAACTTAAAGTAACGGATCCTGTGACATTGGCTGAGTATGAACGAGAACAATGGTCTTATATAGAATACCTTTTTATTCCGGACAGCGTGGCATGCGACTGTACTGATTGTCCGTTATATTGGGATGTAATTCCAATACCGCCCACCCCGGGGCCGTATGATTATCAGACAAAACATGCTAAATGGGACTTAAATTATGATAATGTCATTAATGTTAATGACTTACTTATATTGTTAGCCTATTATAGTTAACTAGGAGTGAAATGAAAAAAGTATTACTGTTACTATTGCTAAATATGTTTGCATTTTTTTTGGTAGCACAAGAAGAATGTGGCACTACTACATCTAAAATTGAGTATAATAAAGCTAGCCGACATGCTAAAAGTATGGCCATGGCTAGATCATCTGGTACTGTACAACTTAAAGAAATTCCTATTGTTTTTCATATTTTTTATTCTGAGTCAATAGCCAATTCGTATGTTCCTCGCGAGGCCGTGGTTGAGGCATTTTATGACATAAATAGAAATTTTATAGGAACAAAATTTAGATTTCGGTTAGTTGATATTAAATATCAAAACTTAGCTGAATTTGCGTGGCATAATGATTTCTTAAACGGTAGTACTAATTTACCTAATAAAAATCATGGCAGAATGCATGATTTAGCTAATAGTACTTATTTAGACCCCAATTCTCACTTAAATATTTATATTTGCCCAAAATTTAGTACAGCCGGGCTTAAAGGGTTTTCATTTACTACTCCATATGCCCCAGTTGTAGGGCAAGGATTAAAACCTGCTGACGGCGTTTGGATTAGAACTGATGTATTTGGCGTTAATCTTCCATATTTAGCTCAGTACAATACATTAAACAAAATAGTCGTTCATGAGATAGGCCATTATTTGGGACTATTTCATACATTTCAAGGCAGTGCCGGGTGTGATCCAGATGTCTTACCTTTAGATTGTGCAACTACAGGCGATCTAGTATGTGACACGCCTCCTATAAAATCTTCGGTTATAGCAAATCACTGCAATCCTAGATGTCCTGACAATTGGACGCCTGGGATGCCATGGGAATCTTATACCTATGATAACTTTATGGATTATTTAGCCGATAATTGTAGATATAGTTTTACTGCTGGCCAGATTGATCGAATGCACCAGCATGTTATACAACAACGTCCCGATGTTTATCAAACTATAACTGTACAACAGCAAGTTGATTTAGATAGGAACTATAGTATAGGTTCATCCGATATGTTATTATTGTTATCTTGTATAAATCAACCTATAGAATCTAAAGATTGCTATTTATGTGACTTTGATTTTAATAAAGTAGTAGGCGTATCCGACCTTCAACTTTTACTTTCCTTTATGGGAACTACTTACCCAAAGTAATCTATATTTATACATAGATTTACAAACTTTAATCACATGAAACAGTTTATCATTATACTAGGATTTTTATCCTTTACGTTAAGTTCCGTAGCACAAGAACCTATGAGTTGTGCTATGTTAGGTGATACAAAAAATGTATTGCCAATGGGATTCTTAAAAAACAAAAGTAATCGTAGTAATACTGCCAAAACGATTCCGGTAGTAGTTCATATAGTTTATACTGATGCTATAGAAAATACATATGTCCCTGTTGAGGCTATCCAACCTGCTATAGATCAATTAAATGTTGACTTCGAAGGAACTAATATATTATTTGAACTAGTAGGTTATGATTATACAGATTTATCTACCTATGTTTGGCATGATGCATATGTAAGTGGGCAGGTATGTTTTCCTACATACCAAAACCAAGCTACCATGTTAGCTAATGACGTGGCATGGGACATTTCAGAATATTGTAACATATACGTTATACCTAAAATGTGCTCTACAATATTAGGCTATGCATATGTAGGATATGGGCCAAATAATGCTGATGACGGTGTTTGGGTACTCACTAAAACTTTTGGTATTGGCGAATGGCCCCACCTGAATCCCGCATATAACGAAAATGAAACCTTAACTCATGAGTTAGGACACTACTGCGGTTTATTTCATACATTCAATTTAAACCCAGGCACATGCGGTGCACAAGACCCAGATATCCCTTGTGAATACGAAGGAGATTATGTTTGTGATACTCCTCCTACTAAACCTAGTGCTGGTTGTCCCGGTACTACTGGTTATCACTGTCCTATAACCAATTATGATGGCGGTGTTTGGTTTAATGCTCGTAATCATATGGATTATGGGGGCCAATATTGCAGAGATGAATTCACACCGGGCCAAATAGATAGAATGCATGCTATGCTTGAATATCAAAGATATGAATTGTATAGCGATGATTCCGTAATACCATTCTGTCCCGGAGATTTTAATGGCGATGGGAACATAGGTACGGCTGATTTATTAGTAATATTATCAAACTACGGTTGTATAGGATGTGGTCCTTCACAAGGGGATGCTACTTTAGACTATGTAGTAGGTGTAGCTGATATTAATTGGGTACTAGCCAATTGGGGTGAAATTTGCGGTGATGGTATAGGAATGATAGAAGGGGAAAATATTTATTTACCTCAACTACCATACGTTCCTCAAAAGCCGAAACAATCAATTCCGTTTAAGACGTTAGCAGCGTTACTAGTTCAAGAACCTAAGCCAATTCTAGAAATAAACTATTATGATATCATTGGGCGAAATATTAATCTGTCAGAATTAGTACAAACACGTGGCATATATGTCGTTGAAATTATTTTTGAAGATGGTTCACGGGCTGTGTTAAAAACGTATAACTAATTTTCTTTAAAAAAGTATGCCAATAATTTGGATACGATGGATTTAGTTCTTATCTTTATATAAAGAAGGAAGAAAAAAATTCAAAACAAATTAGTTATGGTAAAAACTTTCGGAACCATTGAAGTTGAGTTGACCGGGTCATTGCTTCGAGTACGTGAAAAAGGCGAGCTTGTTAAATCCGAATTGCTTCGGGCTGATGACGCCATGTATAAGTTCAATGATATGTGTAAACGTGTAGAAAAATATCTTGCACAATAATGATCACGCACGAGAGTATTTATCCCCCAGTAATCGTAACGATTGCATCTGGTACATATGTATGCCCGGGCTGGCGCCGAGTTCCTGATAATACGACGGTGAATGATATTACATGGACTCCACCGGTGCGCGTAGAGCGACCATTGCTTGAAGCAGTGATTGCTAGTAGTGATGGTAAAAGTCAATACACTGTTACAAATCGTAACGATATTTGGAGTTGTTCGTGCACAGGCTTTAAATATCATAAGCGTTGCAAGCATATCGATCATGTCAAACAAACGAAAGTTAGCGATAGGTGATAAGGTACGTGCACGTTTTTTAGGCGGGCTCGTGCAATGTATCGTAATTGAGGTGATGCCTAATTCGTCATATAAACTACGTATGTACGATGGCATCATTATTCCTAATTGTTTTTGGAAGGACGAAGCAGACCGTAAATCGCCATGGTATATCGAAGACTTCCTAGGCAATACTGAAGAGTCAAAGTCAACAGTATATCAAAGTACCATGGAACACACTAATGATAAAGCTGAACTCGATGCTGCCATCAAAAAACAACGAAAATTCATCCGCGGCAAGCATTCGAAAGATTGAACCGTACCGATATATACATATATATAAATGTCTAATCGAGAATCGAATATGTCAGGCCTGGGTCGAATATCCCATGTTTTGCGATTGTCCTGATCCGGGTAGTCGAGAAAACAAAGCAGAGTTAAAAAGACGATTTGGGTTTACATATAGAGGATTTCAATTAGTTAAATTTAAAGTTTTAAGTTCAAGGAGAAACAATGCCTAGAAAAATTTCTGTTAGCGGTTATACGGAACGTGTGCAAAAAAAGCGTCCCGGTATTCATACAAAATGTAGATCTAGTAAAAATAAAAAATCTAAAAACTACAAAAAAACGTACCGCGGTCAAGGTAGATAATCATGAACAGGGAAGATCGTTTTTTATTCATTCATAATGAAATTAATTCACGCAATCTCACTGCTGAGTTTAGGACGCAGATTGCCAAAATGAAATTCCAAGATCATCATCGTTTCAAGGATATGCTCGAACGATGGGAATATGCATATGAAAAGTTAATTATTAAAACAGAACAATCGAACCATACGTAATATTTATTTAAAACATGATTATATTAGAAAACATAGAAACAGGCAATTACCATGAAGGAAATGTGCTTGAATTCTTCGTTAACGAAGAAACGCTGATTGGAGAGGTTTATCTAGACGGCTTTTTGATTTTTCAAGACATTGATATAATTGACGAAGAACAACTAGAATTGTCCTTCAATAAAAACTTCATCCAGACTGATGTGGATGATTACCAATACGATTTTTAATTATTTATATTTATAACAAAGGAGTATGTTATGACATCACAAGAATTATTTACTAACATGGAAGCCCATTGGAATGAGTTCGCGGAAAATCACAATAAGTACGTTGATAAGGGTAATAAGGCAGCTGCTACCCGCGCTCGTAAATCTATTGGCGAACTTAAAAAACTTATTACAGAATACAGAAAAGAGTCAGTTGCTGAAAGCAAAAGAACCTGATACAATGAAACCTAACCGTAAATACAATATTAGAGCTATCATACGAGAGGAGCTTAATAACATTATCCGTGAACAGGATGGTAAGTATGGACGTCTTCTCGATGCTGAAAATTTCGACCCGATTGATCCTGAAGTCTATGTACAAGGATTTGGTACAATGACACGGTCTTCGCTTCATATGGATATTGCAAAACGTTTGATAAGTATTGCACGTACTGCTAAACAGGCAGCGTCGAGCGGTACTAATTCATATGATAAATTTAAGGTATTGCAATCCGAGTTAGGTGATAAATCACAAATTATGCAGCTGATTAAGGCTGAACTTGATGTGGCTAATGAGCTCGAGACTATACGTACTCGAGGCGGACGCCGTACAACGCCAATTCCTAAGCAAAATTAATTTTGTTTTAAATAAAAAAGTTATTATATTTTCAAAAAAAAAGTTATGAGTTATTATCTAGCAAAAGTTAAAGTAGCCACTGATACTCCCAAAGGAGTTAAATGGCAAACAGAGTCTTATCTTGTCAATGCCGCGACGGTCACACATGCCGAAGCCCTCATCAATGAAGAGTTTCAGCAAGGCGGTGTTGATTTTGACGTAAAGTCGATTTCAAGTAGTTCAATTATTAAGGTCGTTGAGTCAAAAAAATAATTTAGTATGACTAAATATTTACCCGGCGATCATGTTGTCATTTTTAATGATAACAGACTTGAGGTTGGATTAGTTACAAATGTACGTAAACGTAAAAATGCTGTAGCTGGATATGACGTACGTACGGAACGCGGTTCTGCTCTCCCAATTGTTCCAATTGGAAAGTCTAAGTCAAAAACAGCATTGTATATTGATGCGGAGATGACGGCTATCTGGACGCAGTCTGGCGGAAGTACTAACCTGTACATTGATAAAAATGTTGGCCATACGCGCGCGAATTATAGTAACACGATTGCATTACGGCTAGATGGCGATGATGGTAAAGTAGGGCATTTTGAAAAATACCACGACTTTATCTTCCCAACTATTGGCGCTAGATCATATTAATCATGAATAAGTTTAAGCAGTTAGTACTAAAGCATTATCCAAATGCATATCTAGATTATTCAGAGGACGGATATACAGTTCTCTCAGATGGCATATTCCTAGCGGAAGAATATTTGATGCCAAACACATATGATCCGGATAAAGCATGGGAGTATGCGGCCATGTGTTGTAAAATTACACAAAATTTCAACCGTACGCATCCGCTACGAATGGACCTATCATCTATTGAACAAAAAATTGGGCGTATCAATCAACGAAAGCGAAAATCGTATGTTAGAGCAGCTAAGACAAAAACTACATAAATCATTTGATACGTTTGTATCAAAATTAGAAGCTTCACAACAAATGCCAACGATTAAAGAAGACCAAAAAGTCATAAATGGGACTATAGATGTAATGCCCGTTGAAGATCTTCGTGATGACATGATCGCTGCATCTGATTATTTACAATTTTCAGCTGAGGCTGTCGGATATGCTAGTCGAGAACAGCAATTTAATATGTATAATGCCGTCGGATCACATATCAATGTAATGGAGGCATCTATTATAGATTTCGGTGCTGGTCGAGGTGATTTTGCTAGATGGATTTGTTCTACTTATAATACATCTCCGGCTAATATCAATTACATTGGATTGGATTTCAATGAAAATTTAGTGACAGCGTCGCGCGATTTAGGTGATGAAGTTGATGTACGTAATATCGACTGGTTTTTGCTAGATAGTGATATGCGCGCAGATTGGTGTATCAACGTAAATTCTAGTAATCTGCGATATGATGCAAATGTCAACTTGTCAGACCGCGAATATCTTGAAAAGACTATTGACGTAATGGTTGAACATGCTGATATCGGAGCAATAATTTCACTATCATCGGATGTATCAAATGTTCAAGATGGCTTGATTAATTGGAATCCGGGTGATATATTTAATTGGGCAGTAAAAAAATACGGTACTGTTGCATTAGATCATTCATTCTCAGAACACGTTTTTGTTTTAATTATTTATAAATCTTAAAAAAATCTCAATGAGTATTAACAGCAGATATGCAGTCGACCAAAAAAAGGTCCGTCGTTATGGAAAACACTATGGTTCAATCGACTTCGAATGTAATCACGAAGTTACGGCAGATGTTTTTAGCCAAATGCCGGATCGTCCGGTCATTGGTACATTTACAATTGCCGGCAAAAATTTCGATCTTACATGGGATGAAATGGAGTTAATTGAAGATACGATGCGAATCGCAAGGGAGACAACCCTCAAACGGTATCGCTTAGGTATGATGGGAACACTAAGTCGATAAAATGGGCTTTCACCGGCGCACAATAAACATTGATATATTACGTACCGTATATAAAAATGAAGGCGTCGATGGAATCGATCGATTGATCAATGGAAGATATGATGTATTATCTATTAACGATACACCGTCGATGGAAATATATCATATCTTCCAATCTCATTTTGATTCCGACACGTTCAAATGCCAATTGATACGTAATATTCTTACGGTATAATAATATTTCATGCAAATATTTATTCAAAAGAGGGTATATACCACGGCCGCTGTCACTCTCTTAACTTATTAATATAGGTGATAGCAATGAAATTTCGTGACATACAGTTGCATGAAGATGATTTTGATGTATTTGTAACACTCAATCCATCGCAGAAACTAGAGTTTATTGATGAAATCAAACGTAACGGTACTGTGGATGCAGATCGTTATGCAGATGAAGCCGAAAATGATGTAAATGTCAGTGTGTTTCAATATCAGGAAGTTGTACATGGCGACGAATTCATGAATATCATGCAATATGATAATATTTTACGATTAAACTCGACGAGTCTTAAAATGATACGTAAGTTTGTACATAAACTATGGATGGATGGATTAATTATGAATCATATCAATATTAAAAAATCCAAGTTAGATACACATCGTTACTTACGAGTATATAGATTAATCGAGCAATACAACCCTATTTGTGAAAACTAATACATTTCGGTTGTAATTTTCAAAAAAACCAATATATTTATATTATATAAGGTTGATACTGCGGGTCGGCCTTATTATAAATTATTTTTTTAACCATCTAAGGAGGTAAACAATGAGTAGACATCCACTACATGCTTTCGATCTCTTAGTAAGAGATATGTTTAATGCAAATTCTGAATTTGCATCCGCGTTTCAAACAAAAGTACATCATCCCGTCGATATCCGAGAAACTGATTCCGGATTGCTTATTGAAATCGCAGTAGTCGGCGCTGACCGAGATGATATTGAGCTAATAGCCCAAGGCGATACAATTAGAGTTGCATATCGTAAAGATAGTCGCGATGAAGCTGATTTTATTCAGCGTGGTATTGCAAAACGTAATTTTGATATTGGCTGGCGCTTAGCTAGTAAATTTAATGTTGAGAAGACTTCGGCTTCTCTAGACAAGGGACTTCTTTCAATTGAAGTTCCATATAAAAAAGAAGAAGCAACTTTTAAAGTTACAATTCACTAATTAGTTACAACCCACGGCCGACCCGCAAATCAGCCCCTATTTCTTATTTTAAGAACGATCTATGTAGGCATGAAGCATGAACAATATATAGAGTACCAAAATCAACTCTACATTGTAGATCGTATAATTAGTACATCTAAGTTTAAAGGTGAGCTCAATGCAGATATATTAAAGCAATGGTCAAATTGTGATACTATTCTGCAACGAGAAAATCAATTTTATTTTTGTAAGCTAGTCCCGGACGCTGAAATTATTTCTGGCTAAAAGGTTGTGCATATCAACTTTTTTACTTATCTTTAAGTATGAATAATTTAGTACAGGTTGGTTATGCATGTGTCAATATGACGCTCACCAATCGTCCCAAACACCTAGGCGGTCGCGTTACTACATCACGCAGTTGTCGCAAAGCCAAATGGCATCCGACGCGTGATTTGCATACAATTGGCGAGCTTGCAGTAGCAAATGCCAACGATTTGCTTTTGTATTTGCGTTGGAACGAAGACAATAACATTCGCCTATTTAGACTAGGTTCAGAGTTAGTGCCATGGCATGACCAATTCGAATTGCATGAGCTGCCGCAATATGACGAATTAGCTAGCCTGTTACGAGCAGCCGGTGACTATGCCAAATTACATGGTCATCGTATTACAACTCATCCTGGCCCGTTTCATGTACTAGGTTCTCCTTCTCAAGACGTGGCTGACAAGACTATTATCGGTCTCGAACGTCACTCTGACATCTTCGACCTTATGGGCTTCGACCCGTCGCCGTATAACAAGATCAATATTCATATCGGCGGCGCATATGGCGATCGCGAGAGCACTGCCGCGCGATGGATTGCCAATTGGCGTCGTTTGTCTGACTTTTGCAAGGCTCGATTAGTTATCGAGAATGACGACAAGCCAAGCATGTATAGTGTTGCGCAGTTATATGAGCTGTTTCATCATGAGATTGGCATTCCTATTACATTCGACTACTTCCACCATTCATTTCATACCGGCGGTTTATCCGAACGCGAGGCCCTCGAGCTAGCTGGTTCAACGTGGCCACGTGACGTAGTTCAATGTACACATTACAGCGAGTCGCGCCGCGACGAATATAGTAACGAATTGCAGCAGCTATGTATGCGGCAAGGTATTACATTCGACGATATGCCAAATTGGCCGACATTTGCTGCAATGTACAAACAATTTCAGAAGATCAAGGCACCGGCACATTCTGATTACATTACAGGTACGATCAACAGCTACGGCAATCGTATTGACGTCATGGTCGAGGCCAAAGCCAAGGAATTAGCAGTTCTTCAATACAAGCATGCCCAAAAAGCCGCGCAAACAAATGATTTAATTCTAGTATAATATTTATTAAAAAGGTTTATAATGAGAGATAGAGAAAATGTATTACGTCTACTAGACGAAGTAGACAACATGGTTATGATTTTAGATAGTACTGTCGAACGCGGTCTTCCAATAGATCCTGCAGAAGCTCGATCGCGTTTTCGACAAATGCGTCAAAAATTACAAATTATAACAGACCGAGTTTCTGCATCATAATGAACAATGAAAAACAGAATATTCCCGTTTATCATTGCATTTAGTGCATTATCAGTTTCATTATCAGCGGCGTTTTATTCTGTTACAGGATTAAGTAAACTATTTGCAGGTGCTAGTTTTGAGGTACTAATTATGGCATCTTCACTTGAAGTGTCTAAATTAGTTATTGCATCGCTATTGTATCAATATTGGCATCAATTAAACAAACTACTACGCACCTACCTAGTATTAGCCTGTACTATTTTAATTCTAATTACTAGTATTGGAATATACGGCTTTTTATCGGCTGCATATCAACAAACCGCAGCTTCCGCTGGTAGTGTTGATAAACAAATTGAATTAGTTGAAATAAAGCGAGACAATATCAATCAACAACTGAGTGTGTATAACGCAGAAAAAACAGATATATCCGCGGCTATTACGGAATTAAGATCTGGCATATCACGCAATGTTGTACAATATACGGATGCACGCGGTAATCAAGTAACTACTACATCTGCTGCAAATCGTAAAGCTTTAGAACGTCAGTTAGATCAGACAACACAGCGCCAAGCCATACTAAATACAAAAATAGATAGTTTGAATACTATTTTATTTGATTATGAAACGCAAATAACAGACTTAAAAATTAATGGTGATACCGCCGGCGAACTAGGACCTTTAAAGTATTTATCTGGGCTTACGGGTGTTACAATGGATAAAATTATTAACGTACTATTACTCATAATAATTTTTGTATTTGATCCTTTGGCTATATCATTAGTAATAGCGGCAAATTTTGCATTCGCACAACTTAAAAAGAAAGATGATGTTATCACGGACAAAGATGACCAACGTGTAGCATTGGTTGAAATGATGCAAACGGACGAAGATAACGGATTATATGAAGATGAGCCTGCAGCAACAGCTGACGTTGTAGCCGAGGGTGATATAGATTCTGCTACAGATACTATTACTGATGATGATCGTTTTTGGTTAGAGGCGATGGCTAAGAAAGAACAGGAATCTACTAAAAAAATTAAAGACCGATATCGAAATTCTTATTGGGCTCAACACTAAACTAGTTTCATGAAAAAAACTAAATACGATTTTAAAACACGCACACGTAACAATAAACGTTACATGATTTGCCGTAACAGTATTGAAAGTACTACTCATTGGTCATGGGAACATCTTAAAGATAAGCCTAGATGTAATCGTTGGGAGGAAGTTGGTAAAGATACTGTTGCGGTATTATGCAATGTATGTACTCAGCTAACAGTTCCGCCGCCCGAACCTCGTCGTGGGCATGTATCAAAAGGCCGGCCACGCGGATGGCAATTTATGCAAGAATTTGTAGATGCCGATGGCAATGTATTTCATAAAGGTATAGAACAACCAACGCTTAAAGGCACATTACAGCCAACAGAAGCTAAAGAACCGCCAAAAAAACTATCTCGTAAAGAGAAAGAGGAACTTAAAGATAAGATATTGCAGCAAATTGCATTTACTCGAGGTGAAGTAAAAAAAGCTAAGTTTAAAAAGGATATTAAGGCCGGCAATACTAAAATGCGCAGACTGCAACGAGATCTGAAAAAACTTAACTAATTATTTGTGATAAAAATAATTTGTTAATATATTTGAATATATGAGTATATACAATGATACGCCTCAATCTAACAAACAACTTGTTAGTTTAGAGCAAGTACCTATCACTGATCAGTTATCATCGTTACTTGACTTAAATGATAATATCATTTTTTTAAGCGGTGAAATTGACGAACATGCACTAGCCCAGTTTATTATGAAAGTACGTATTTTAGACTTTCATAACGCGCCTGAGTATATAAATGTCGTAATCAATTCACCTGGCGGCGACTTACTTGATGCGTTAGGTATTATTGATTTCATGGAATCATCTTCTATTAAGTTTAATACAATCTGCCGCGGCGCAGCGTATTCAGCTGCAGCAATGATTTTATTAGCTGGCACGGGCACCCGTGTTGCTAGCAAGCGATCATCTATTATGTTACACCAACCTACACAAGATCTTGGGTGGATGACAACATCTGATTTAACTAATATATCAAAGTACAGTCAGTCTCAATTAGTAGTAATTTATGAACTATTAGAACAACGTACGAATAAAGACACGGTATGGTGGGCCGATAAATTACGTACTGATTTCTGGCTAAGTGCACAAGATGCATTAGAATTAAATATAATTGACCAAATAATTTAAACATGAGTTTAACAATAGACCAGATTGCTGAAAATTGGAAAACATACCGTGAACGCGTTAACGCATGGTTTCCGGAGCGCGCTGAAGCGCTAAACAAAATGTATGATGTCCTCGAGGACCGTATGATGATGATGCCAGCCTCAAGTATTGATCATTATCATAATGCATTTGATGGCGGATATGTAGATCACGTACTACGTGTTATGGACTGTGCATCTAAACTGTATTCAGTATGGGGCGAGCTAGGTGCTAGTTTAGATGGATTTACCGAGGAAGAATTAATGTTCGCTGCAATGCATCATGACTTAGGAAAAGCTGGATTTCCTAATGATGGTGGACAAATTTATGTTGTTAATGAGTCAGAGTGGCATCGTAAAAACCAAGGTAAAATGTATTCACATAACCCTAACAACCCATTTACAATGGTACCCGATTTAGGGCTATGGATGTTACAGAATTTTAAAATTTATGTAACTTGGAATGAATATCAGGGTATACGTATCCATGATGGACTATACGATGACGCAAATAAACCATATTATATTTCTAGGAATGCTGAGAGTAAGTTACGTACTAACTTACCGATGATTTTGCATCATGCAGATTTGTTAGCAGCACGTATTGAATATGAAATGTGGCGTGATAAATCAGTTACAAAATCAACGTCAAAAAAGAAACCTACCGGACCTAAGCCATCAATTGATGCAACTAAATTGTTTGAAGACTTGTTCGGTTGATAAACGGAGAATTTAATGTTAGTAGGATTAATTATTGTAAGTGTTTTATTAGCCGTTGCAATTAGTATTATCATAATGCAATTGATACGGCAGGAAAAATTAGAAGAATATGTTCAAGATCTTGAAGACTCAAATACCGAATATTATACATTCTTTAAGACATTACGAGCTCGTATAGGTGATTCGAATGCCGCGCTCCGAGCTGTAGATAGACGCGGCGCTTTCCAGTCTGACGATGAGGTTGGATTTATTTTCGCTGAAATGCGCCGTATTATAGAAGAACTTGATAGGAGTTTTTAATGAACTCTGCACAAGATTTTTATGATTGGCTCAAAACTCATGAACCTGATGATGATGGTATTAAGCGCGGTCGAAAGCCGTCTAAAAAGCAATATTTTACTATAGTAACGGAGAATGCAATCGTTGCTTATAATAATGAATCAGATGAACATGAACGTAATAAATTATATAGAAATCATATACATCAGCCATTTGATAAGCTTGTAGAAAATATTTACCATACATTTAAATTTAGTTATTTTGATATACCGTACGAAGATATTAAATGCGAAGTCATTGCATTTCTTAATGAAAAAATTCATAAGTATAAAGCCGGTAAAGGTAAAGCATTTTCCTACTTTTCTATCATTGCAAAGAATTATTTAATAATTCAAAACAATCAGAATTATGCAAAGCTTAAATCTAGAGTAGACGTTAATGAAATTGATGATTCGCGTGATTTAGATCGAGAAGTATCGACAAGCGACCAACAAGGTCAATTGCGTGATTTTACAAATCTATGGTGTGAGTGGTATGACGTAAATCTATCATCTATATTCACTACTAGTAGAGACATAATTGTAGCGGATGCTATTTTAGAATTATTCCGCATGCGCGATAACATCGAAGATTTTAATAAAAAGGCCCTGTACATTCTCATCCGAGAGCGTACGGGGTTACGCACACAAAATATTACCAAGGTTATTAATATAATGAAGCGTGACTTTGAAAAAATGTATGTAGTATATCATCAGCGCGGCCGAGTGCGTTCATGAACTTGATATTTAGATATTTATTTTAAAGGGACTATTATGGGGCCAAACGATTTTGAACTCTTTAAAGGTACTACATTTTCAGATTTAATGAAAGATGTGTATCATAATTCCAAAAAAAAATCTAGGCAAATAGATTCTTTAATACAACAATTAGAACCGTTAGTTAAAAATGTTAGTGATGCAACGCTAATAGTTCCTATGATAAAGGACTATATAGAGGTATCTGTTAAAAACGATGATGCATTAGTTAAATTGGCATCAATTGTTCAACGATTAGTTAATACCAATTCTAAAGAAGATAACTCTGAATTTGGGTTATCAGATGAAGAACGTACTAGACTTTTACAGGAGGCAGAGGATGAGGTAAAGTCATTACGATCTAATCAACCTACACTTAACGAGGATTCGAGTGGAGTACGCACAGGTAGTTGATGAAGGTAACGGCGGAGTATATAATCGTACGATCATTGATTACAATGGCGAACGACGAGATCGTATGCCTGGCGAAATTTTAGTACGTAAACAAAACAAACGTACTAGTACTCCATCAGAGTTATATGTAGTGCCAATATTTGACTTTATTACACGCGTGCCATTAAATGGTGAATTGGTCATAATTTTTCAGCTACCAAATGGCAATGCATCAACTAAATACGGCGATTTACGTTGGTTTTATTTAACAACGCCGGCCATGCATGGCAGCCGAAATTTAAATATGTTACCATGGATAATGAATACTGTAGTACCGGGTTCAATGTTAGGCTCGGTCGGCGGAATTGCAAATGCCCAAGAACCAAAACAAAATACATTTAAAGAAAAGACCGTACCCGATCTTCAACCATATGAAGGTGATTTAATTATCAATGATAGGTTCGGCTCTTCTATTAGATTTACAGCCGGCATAGATAAATCTGCACGCGCAGGTGATGGTTCTGTGTTATATTCTGCTTTACCGCCATGGGATGGGCCCGCGGGCGACCCATTAATGGTCATTACAACTGGCAATTCAACTAATTCATCTAAATATGCAATTGAAAACTTTGATACTGATGCTGGTAGCATTATTTTATCAACGTCTCAAAAGATTGATATATCAGCTGCGCATGACAATTTAGGTAAAGGCATTACGCCGATACGTAATTACAATAAGCCGCAAATATTACTAAATAGTGACAGAGTCATTATAAATAGTAAAACTGATGAAATTGTATTATCAGGTAAACGAACTGTTTCTGTAGTAACGCCAAATTGGGCATCGGATATGGATCGTTTTTTTAGCATGGTCGGCGATATGCATAATGAGCTAAAAAGTTTACAAACTGAAGTATCAGCACTTTCAGCACAAGTAAATGCATTAGCATCGACGGCCGTCACATACGGCACGACTCAATCGACTATAATTGCAGCGGCCCCTATATTTGCGCCTTTAGCACCGCCAAATGCTACATTAATAACATCGGCTACGGGCGTTGTAACGCAGACGTCATTAATAACGGGTAAACTGCTTCAAATTAAAACAAATCTAGGTAAAATTGATACAATTTTATCAACTCTAAAACAATGACATATTTATTATAAAGGAAGTTTATGAAAACCGAATCATTTCTAAATACACTACGTAAAATTATCCGAGAAGAAGTACGTAATGCTGTACGACAAGAATTGAATGAGGCTCTTAACACAAAAAAGCCTTATAAAGAAGTTATTAACCATGGCGTAAATTTACAGCGCGAAGCAACAAAGCCAGCTGCTAGAAAACAATACGTTAAAAACGAAATGTTAAATAATATTCTAAATGAAACATCGACTATCAATGATGGCGGATGGGACACATTAGAATTTAAATCAGAACTAGCTCAGGCATATGGCATGAATTCTACAAATATAATTCAAGATATGTCTGGCAATGCATTTGATGTTAATGATTTAAAGAAAACTGACGCCGGCGCCGCTGTGGCAAATGCACTTACTAGAGACTATTCGTCATTAATGAAAGCTATCAATAAAAAATAAGGATAACTAGTATTGGCACGGACAATTTATAGATATGAACCAAATCGACAGACGCCGGATAAAGGAATAGGCATTTTATTGCCATTTAATAAAGCTGCCGTCGGTCGTTCTACACAAGAAACTTCATATCAGTCCGGAGTTGATGGTAAAGGCGTATTTAATACATCGTATACAACTGAAGCACAGTCTATTAGCAATTTACAGAATTTGTTATTGACAGTGAAAGGTGAGCGTCTAATGCAGCCTGACTTTGGTACTCGAATCAAAGAATATTTATTTCAACCAGCAACACCACAAGTAGCTGATGAGTTGTCAGATTCTATATCAGCTGATATTAATTTTTGGTTGCCTTATATCGTACTTAATAATGTAGATGTCATTATTAATGAACATAGAATCGACATACGTATACGATTCCGCGCATCTCAGACTGGCGCTAATTTAGTTATCAACTTATTTGCACAAGAAAATGTAATACTTACATCTGAAGCTGTTATTGATGATTCAGTAACATCTGGTAGATTAGTTGAGGTATTTGGAGGATTTTAATGACACTAGTAAAGAAAGATGTAAAATACCTTAATAAAGATTTTGCACAATTTAGGCAAAATTTAATTAACTTCGCTAGGGCATATTATCCTAACACATACAGCGATTTTAACGAATCATCGCCTGGCATGATGTTTATGGAGATGGCATCGTATGTAGGCGATGTATTATCATATTATACAGATACGGCATTTAGAGAATCGTTATTAACTAGTGCAAACGAAGAGGCTAATGTAATACAATTAGCACAGTTATTTGGCTATAAGCCTAGGCTAAACTCTCCGGCAATCGTAGAATTAGACGTATACCAACTAGTTCCGGCAATTGGTACTGGTGCAAATGCTCGGCCCGATAACCGATATGCATTAACAATTCAGCCAGGTATGCAGGTAACAGGCAATGATAATATTGTATTTCGTACATTATCTTCTGTAGATTTTACCTCATCTAGTTCATTTGATCCGTTAGATATAACTGTATATGAAATTGATGGATCTGGGAATGTGCAGTATTATTTATATAAAAAGAAAGTCCGTGCAATATCAGGCAATGTAAAGTCTCAATCTTATACATTTACTGATCCAAAGCCTTACGATAAAATTGTTTTATCTGACACAAATGTGTTAGAGATAATAAGTATTGTCAGCGATGAAGGCTCTACATGGCGCGAAGTAGATTACTTAGCACAAGATACGGTTTTTGAAGACATTGAAAACATCCCGTTTAATGAGCCAGGTCTATCACAGTATAGAAGTTCTGTGCCATATATACTAAAATTACGTCGTACGCCACGTAGATTTATTACTAGAATACGTGAAGACCAGCGTACTGAGATACAATTTGGTTCTGGCATTAGTTCAGATTCTGATGAAGAATTGATTCCTAACCCAATTAATATTGGTAGTGGGTTAGATTATTTATCACGTACGACTAATAACAACATTGACCCGTCAAATTTTTTATATACTAGTACATATGGACTAGCACCTAACAACGAAACATTGACTGTTACATATGCAGTAGGTGGCGGTGTTCAAGACAATGTAAGTGTTAATACATTAACATCGATTATATCGATTGATTATAATACTACTACGCAAATATATGGTGTTGATTTAAACTTTGTTAAATCATCAGTCGCCGTTAATAACATTTCTGCAGCAGGTGGCGGAAAAACTCGCGATGATATTGATAATATACGCCAAAATGCTATGGCAGCATTTGCTGCACAAAATCGTGCTATAACACGTGAAGATTACATTGCTCGGTGTTATGCAATGCCGGCAAAATATGGGTCAGTTGCAAAGGCATACATAGTAAGTGATACTCAAATTGATACATCAGATAATGATTATCCGCGTGAAACGATATCTAATCCGTTAGCATTAAATTTATATACATTAGGATATGATTCTAACGGTAATTTCGTATCATTAAATGACGCCGTTAAGGAAAATTTACGTACGTACTTGTCAAATTATCGTATGTTAACAGATGCAATTAATATTAAAACTGCATATGTCATCAATATAGGCGTAGAGTTTGATATCATAGCTAGGCCTAATGCTAACAGTAATGAGGTCATTTTACGTTGTATTAGCCGGCTCAAAACATTACTAAACAATAGCCGAATGCAGATTAACGGCAGTATAAACATATCAAACTTAATGACTGAATTAGATAAACTAGATGGCGTACAGAGCGTACCTAGGTTAGAAATTACAAATAATTATGACCCGTCATACGGCTATAGCGGTAATGTATATAGTATTTCTGGCGCTACTAAAAACGGTATCATCTACCCTAGCCTAGACCCTAGTATATTTGAAGTTAAATATCCCGACTCGGATATACGTGGACGGATTGTAAAGGCATAACATGTATAAATTGTATTATATTGACCGCGATGCTACTATATATGAACGGTACCCTGAACGTAATACCGGCGGTGACGCTATTTTAGAATTAACAAAAATTGTATGCGGTTCACGTGATGATAACCGTAATATAATAGCTGATACATATAATACTAGAATTTTATTAGATTGTAGTACACAGATATCATCGTTACGCAATGATGTAAACTCTGGCAGAATGCCGGCATTTGCTAATCATCCGTTATCATCATCGGCGTATATATCACTACGATTGGCAAATGGCGATTCAGTTCCTAGTAATTTTTCAATTGAAGCATATCCACTATCAGAATCTTGGTCAGCTGGCACAGGCGTATATGATTCGATACCCGAATCTAGACTTGGCGCATCATGGTATTATCGTACCGGCACTGACGTAAATTCAACCTTAGCTTGGAATACGGGGTCTGCGGAATCTTCACAACAAGAGAGTGTTACACGAAATGGCGGCGGCACGTGGCTAACCGAATCTATTTACAAAGCTGTACAGTCGTTTACTAACAACCAGACAATAGATGTACGGCTAAATGTTACTAACATTGTTAATGCATGGATATCATCTGACATAACTGATCATGGATTAGTTATTAAATGGCCTCATGAGGTAGAAATATCTGATCAAGTAGCCGGCAGTTTAAAGTTTTTTAGTCGCGAATCGAATACAATTTTTGTACCTAGGCTTGAAGTAGGTTATAATGACACCGTATTAACGGGCACAGGGTCATTTGCATCAATAACTAGTAATACATATGTACCATATTTCACAAATCTACGTGCTAAATATCATGAAGCTGACAAATCAAAATTACGCTTAAGCGTTCGTCCCGAATTTCCTATCCGTACATATCAAACATCATCAGTTTATTTAGACAACTATCGGTTACCGGTAACATCATATTGGAGTGTAATTGACTCGGTAACGCGTGATACTATCATACCATTTAATACAGGTTCTACTCAAGTATCATGTGATGCCAATGGAAGTTATATTGCATTAGACTTTAATTCATTTATGACCGAACGTTATTATAATATCGTTTTGCGTATTGAGCGTGATAACGGCAATGACATACAAATTCACGACAATAAATACTATTTTAAAGTTGAAAGATAATGGCAAATCGTTATACACAATCACCTAAGCCAGAACAATCGCCAGTAAAACTAGATAAGCTTTTACTTGATATTATGCGAGACGAGTTTCCTGACGATCTATTATATCAAAATGGTCAACTTACACCTCAGCCTAACGAAGAATTACTACAACAAATAATTTTACCAGAATATACGCCAGCAAGTCGTAACAATAAAAAAGTATTAACTGTCACATCAAAACGCACTGAACATGCTAATTATGTATTAACTAAGTCCGTACCCGGCGTAGATGATGAAACGTTAGATGATTTATTAGATGAGGAATGGAATTATTTTACTGACACTCCAGGCACTGCAACGGATAGAGAATCAAATATATTTTTAATCCATCCTCGGCAAGCACTCAAACCATTAGACTATCATGATGCCTATTTAACTAAAGGCCCTCAGTTATTAGGCTCTACTGATACGGTTGATGATATTTTTTGTGTCTATTTTATACGCAATGGCGTCGCATATCCAATACCTAATTACAAAACGCTTGAAGTCATGTTAGTTGAGCGCGGATTGACATATAATAACATTCAAGTTGCATCGGATACTCAATTACGAGAATTTGATTTAGTTATGGATGGTAATACTGATATTGTTAATATCCGCGTAACACCTGATGCAGAGTTTGAGGCTCGTAGCTTAGCAAATCGTAGTAGTGAGTGGGATTATCAAATACGGTATGAAAGTGGATATAGACCACGTGAGCCATTTAAACGAGATCCGGGAGATTATTTTAATCCTATCCTACGTACGTATTTTGATACTGCCTTTCGTGGCCAAAGCCTTAGAGAATCATTACGAGAGCGGTTTGAAGGATCAATGGTTGTTTTGAGCTGGCCAATCGGTGTTACATCAACGACTGAGTTTGACAATGCCGTTGTACGTAATGATAATTCACAATTAAATGATCTAGTGAATAGTGTTCGTATAATGACTAATGGCTATTGGAAGCAAGTTACTGACGGCCCGGTATTTCGTGCATATGCATATCGAAACAATTTTGATGTATCCGGATATCGCGATCCGTCCGGCCGGTATGGTCAGCAAGGGTATATTAATTTACTAGTTGAAAATGGCGGGATTACTGTATTAGCTGCGGAGAATATAACAAATGATTTGCAGGGCGATGACGTAGCATGGAATGCATTTCCGCATATTGCAGAAATCGATCGTATGGATGCTACTGAATACGAGCAGTATATTGATTTGTATAGTGGAACCCCATTCGCGAATGAATATTTAAGACCTTATGAGCCAGCTGGCAGTGTTAAATACTATGATAAAAATTTATTATCTAATTTAGCAGAACAGGCTTCACAGCAATCACAATTAGATAATGTTCTAGATGTTATAAACGATAAATACGAAGATTTAGCTGCATTAGCATCGGATATTTCAACACTAATTGATAGTAATAACTTGAAATGTTCAGATCGGTTGTCACTCACATTAAATGATTTATTCCAAGTGCCGGTGTCTACAGATCGTTGGTTATTTGTTAAGCGTAAATCAAATGACCTTAAGGTTAAAACAACTGAGAATAGTTTATTTCGTTTAATAGAAAAAACTCAAAAAATTACAGCTAATTTATCACGTGATGATGAAAATCTCATTGCCGGCAAATGGTCATGTGTGCCAATTGATAATTCTGATCTCGATGGTAATTTTATAAACTTTAATAAGTTTGAATTGCCGCGCGATCGTAACGGCCGCGATAGAGTAGCAATGAAAGACGACAATTATCTAATTGATAGTGTTATAACTGCATTTTCGCATATCGAGGTAAATGAAAGATATGACGGGCGCGATAAATTTGTAACCGAGGCTGAACGACTAGATGAGACACGTTATAACGCATCTCGCCAGCTGGCAACTGTTATTAAAACATTCGAACAGATTCAGGAACGTTTACGTACTAGTACTACATTAGAACAATTTCAGTCAATCTTAAATGACTTAAATGAAGTTGAAAAGGCATGTAATATTGCACAGGAGGTGGTAGATGAAATTGACGACTTTAATTCTAATTTAGACCGTGTTGCAAAAAAATATGTAGCTAATATGTATAATTCAATACAAACATTACGTAAATTAGTTTATGAACGTAGTGGTTCTGGAAGTAAATACGGAATATTATGGCCGGCTAGTGCTATAACAATTATGACAAAATATTTGCCCGGTAAAATTTACAATAACTATCAGCCCGAGGTATAACAATGAGTTTAGATAGATTTTCAAACCGAGAAGAAATTTTACGTAATGATGGCGTGACTACAGGCATTTCATGGAAATTAAGTGATGTAGATTTACTACAACTAGATTTAAAAAATGTAACTTTGTCTGAAACAGCTGATGTTGAACTTCATGCATATGTACGAGATTTAGGCGATTATGTTGTCGGCGGAATCATTGACGAGTTTGGTTTTGAACAAAATACCATATGGATTGACCATGCAAATGCCATGGCAAAATTTGGCATTACGCGCGGCGAATTTGAAATTGTTATCAATGTACATAAACCAGTATTAGGAAATGCTAGTGAGCCAATTGTATTTATTAAAGAAATATCGCCGGATCGTAGAGAACTACATTTAAAATTAATTCCGACAGATGATATTTCATTAGATGGTGTTGTTGACAATTACCTTAAGGAATACGGTGCACCTGATGCTTTTGCGTTAGCATTAAATTTCGGTGAAAATAGAATTTATAAAATCATCAATCAGCGTGACTGGCGCGAATCGGATGATGTCGTAGTTCGTTTATATACACCACTACCTGACAATATAGATGTAAATGACACTGCATGGATTGTTGAAGAACTTATTGATCCATTTGTTGATAACATCTTTTTATATGAAGAGCCGCCGGCACCGACAACATACACATTACGTGGTGCAAACTTTGACGCAGATTCGCAGTATAATACAGTTACTGAGACAGAGTTTAAATCATGGAATACATTACTAGCTAGTAATCTAACAACATCTCAGCAAGTTGTTGATAAATACTTTTCTGGTTCATTATCTGGAATTCAACTAGGTATTGATTATTCAGGCTTTGATAATTTTGTATTTTATTCTTCCGCTAAAGAACGTTTAGATAATTTTATTTATAAATTAGAATTAATTGAACATTACAGTTCTAGTATTAGTACACTGCAAAATGCATCTGGCACAGATTCTAATTCACTAATCAATAATATTTCTATCAATCGCGATCGTATGAATTCAGTGATTGGCGGATTTGATGCTTGGGAGCGTTGGCTGTATTACGAACCCACTAGTAGTTTATCTACACATGGAATATCAGGATCATACATAGGTGCTCAAGGATATACTGTAACGCCATGGCCTAAGTATCTAAATAACGGCTCTTATAAAAACCATACATCAGATAGTACAATTGGCACGAATTGGTATACAACATTAACATCATATGCTGAGTTATATGACCAACAAAACGATTCTGCGCTAGTAAAAACAATCCCGGAACATATTAGAACTGATGCAAATAATAGTGAGTATGAGTTATTTGTTAATATGATCGGGCATCATTTTGATATTTTATACACATATATAAATGCCTTAACAAAAACATATAAGCCGGAAGAACAGCCGAAGCTCGGTGTTAGTAAAGAAATATTATATAATGTTGCTGAATCACTAGGCTGGAAATTAGCGAATGGTAAGCAGGCATCATCGTTATGGCAGTATGCATTAGGTACTAATGCATCGGGCTCATATGCTAGTACCGGGTCTTTATTTTCTAAAACAGATGAGGAAATAACTACGGAGGTTTGGCGCCGTATTGTAAATAATTTACCTTATTTACTAAAAACAAAAGGCACAGAACGTTCTATTAAAGCCTTAATGAATACATACGGCATTCCACAGACGTTACTGTCAATTCGCGAGTATGGCGGGCCGACAGTTAGTGATGATGCCCCGATATTGATTGAAGATAAATTTAATTATGCATTACACTTAGATGGTAATTCATATGTACGATATGACACTGATTACTATCGTAGAGATTTATTTAATCATATTCAAGGAACTGTTCCAATTCCCACTGATAAAGTAGTTCCGTTTTCTCGCGAGATACGATTCAAGCCGGCTACAAAAACAACTATGCAGCTACTAAACACAGTATCGCGAATAACTGTTACTGAAACATATGCTAGTAGTATTATATTGCAGCATACAGCTTCATATTCCGGAAGTAGTGAATACGGCCGGATTGTTTATTCGCATGCGCAGCATCCATATGGTTTATTTGTTGTATCAGGTAGTACTCCATGGTTACCATTATATAATGGAGAATTTTGGAACTTGCATTGGTACTGGTCTGGCAGTGCAAATGTATATAACAATAATAACTCTACCTTATTTAATGGTAAAATTAAAATCGATATATACCAAAAATCTAATATTCGTAATACTATTATTAGAACCGGTAGTTTGCAAGTCGGGCCATTTTTAGATATTTCTGCTAATTATGTATATCCGCATTTAGGATGGGGCACATCTTTCGATGACAGCTACCTTTTCACTGGATCGATATATATAGGAGGCATAACAGGGAAATCAGATACATATAATGTATTTAACAGCATTGACACAACACTGCTAAAACAATCCAATGGCTATATACCGTCTAAATTTAATGGATACATACAAGAATATCGCGAGTGGATGGAGCGATTAGATGATAATACCCTTAGACAGCATACGCTCAATCCAACATCATACATAGGCAGTTTATCAGCTACATCATCATATACTACATTAGTACGTCATTATCCATTTGGCACCGACCTTAAAGCGGTGAATTTATCTGTTAATGGCACTATTATTTCATCATCGCATCCAAACCAAACTATTAAAGATTTTTCTAATCCGTCAGGTGATGCATTTAATTCGAACGCACGTGCATATGGATTTTCTACACCAGTAAATGCGGAGCGTGGTAATTTTGAGCCCGTAGAAGAACGATATTATATTAAATCAATCTCTGCCGGCGCGAATACGCCTAGATCTCAAAAAATTAGACTCGAAGACAATTATTTAGTTCGAGCACTATCCCCTACAAATACTGGGGAACGCTCAACATTTGATTATGCTCCGGTTGATACTAATAGATTAGGGCTATTTTATTCACATGCTGATCAAGTTAATAAAGATATATTCAATCAATTTGCCGGACTTTCGTTAGACGATTACCTAGGTAATCCGGAAGATGAGTTTGAATCTATCTACCCTGAGCTAAACTTTATATCTAAAGAGTATTGGAAAAAGTTTTCAGATCGTAACGATATTAATGCTTATATACGAGTATTTAGTCAGTTTGATTTTACGTTATTTAATCAAATCAAGCAGTTATTGCCTGAACGTATTGATGATGTAATGGGCTTAATAGTCGAACCCAATGCACTGGAACGTGCAAAGGTTCAAATAACAAAGCGTCCGGAATTATCAACACCGCAGTATGATATTTTACTAGAATCACCAGTACCTGACGCATCGGGTGAGTATATTTTATACACAGCTAGTATTTCACCTTCGCCGGTATTGTCAGAAACAGTTACATTATATCATGTCAATGATAACGGTTATGCAGATACCGGTAATTACCTCATGGATATCGATAGAGGAATTGACTTTGTATTACCATCGACATATAAGCACATATATACTGTATTTCCATATCAACAAGACCCCGTCTCAGCTGCTAGTATGGGTTTGCCGTTTGAAATTACCGGGTCTGAACATCCGTTAATTACCTCACCGTTAGGTAGTGTAATTGACTCATATCGTACTAGTAACGTATACAAATTGGTAATATATCATTATTCGAGCAGTGTTGCCGGCAACAAATATATACGTGACAAGTATACAGCTGTTAGTAGATCACTAGGCTTGTATTATTCTAGAAGTTTAGATGTTGCTAACTACTATGATGATGTATATGAAAACAGCGAAAATATACGGTTCAGTGGCACACGTATTACATGCCCGGGTATAAATCAAAATTCTACTATATCAGCTATAGGGTTTAAACCAGTAATTGAAGTTTATGAAACAAATGCTAATCAATTAATATTTAATCAAACGCCAGTTCCTGATCCACGTGGCACTTCAACATCGCCTAGAATTGCTCCCGGAAACATAATAGTTAGATAATTATTACCTACATATATTTATTAAAAAGATGGGAAAAACATGGGATATTTAAACAATAGTACTATAACAATCGATGCGATTCTAACAAAAAAAGGACGTGAATTGTTAGCCCGCGGTAGAGATGAATTTAAGATTACTCAATTTGCATTAGCAGATGATGAAGTGGATTATGATCTATACAATCCAGATCATCCTCTAGGAACTGCATACTATGGAGCTGCGATTGAAAATATGCCTATTGTAGAAGCGTTGCCGGATGAAACACAGATGTTAAAGTATAAACTCGTTACCTTGCCTAAAGGTACAGCAAATATACCAGTCGTGAGTATCGGCCAATCTGCAGTTTCGTTAGAAAATAATCAATCATATGTAATACGACCACAGACCGTAAACTTCCAAGGCGGTAATCGTACATTTGGCTATACTGCAATTTTATCAGATTCTGATGCGGGTACGTTATCAGCGACTGTAGCAGCTCCTAATGTTAATGCCGCAGCCTCTGCACCTCAATTTATCGGTGACTCGGAAGCTGCACAAAGTATCACAGTAACAGGTCTAGAGTTTGAGTTTGTAGCAAAACCGCAATTATTATCATCTAAAACAGCAACAATACTTATCATTGGAAATGAAACAGGTGGACGTGCTACATTAAACGTCACAGTTAACCGTGTACAAGTAGCAACGGTTGCTCCAACATCGGCTACAAGATAAAAGGATAGAAATCTATGGCAATTAATAATCGTTCAGTAGCACCAGTCTCGAGGTTTGCTACAAGTCCGGCTAATTCGAACAATGTAAACGCTCGGGTAAATGATCTAGCTAGACAATTAGCAAATGACATTTTAAGTGAAAGAGAGCAAGCTGCACTACGATCGAGAAATGGTCGTATATTTACGCCTTTCGCGGTTCCCGATGATGTATTATCAAATCAAGTTGAAACGGTAACTAAAGGATTATTTTCTGATAATGCCGGCAGTATGACATCGTTTTTTACTAGTTCTACTGCAACGACAACGCAACGGTCATATTTTTATGAATTATATGATAAGAGATTAAGTACAAATCCAACTGCCACTCCTATGCTGTCAATTGCATACGGACATTATTATGGGTCTGGGTCTGTCGATCTTACAGGCAATTTAAATAATGATACGCCGGCACGTGCTATTTACAAACAATATGCACAATTATTATTACCACCGAATGACCGTAAATTTACATTTAATGGTGTTGATAGTGATTATATTTATGTATTAAATTTTAATAGAGCACGATTCCGCGAAAAGTTAGATCCAGGTAATTTTGAAATTACATTAGCTCAAATGAATGGCCCGGGCTCGCCGGCGACTACAGGTACCGGATATCGACAAATTATTGATGATTCATCTATTTCATCTGCAACCGAAGGTGAAGCAGGTCAAATATATAATTTAATATCTGGTTCTATTGACGGTGGTACGAAAATATTTAATCGGTCTAGTCCTACATATTTCGGATTATTTTATCCACAACATGGTATAGCTATTTTAAACGGTGTACAAGTAAATAAACCATTAGCTAATGGTGGGTTAAATTTTGGTACAGCTACCGGCAGCCAGGTTGAGGGTAACAATCGTCAACGGCTGTATTTATCATTATCAGCGTCAGATGCTCGTACACCGGCTGCTATTAATGGCGGAATACAGGGTAGATCTGCAGAACAAGTTAAATCTACATATTATTTCGTACGCGTTAAAAATGCTGAGTACAATTACTCGAATAATCCTACATTTGCTTCTGGTTCATTAGGACAATTAGCATATAGTTCATTTGTCAATGATCCACGTACGTATATTACAACAGTAGGATTATATAACGATCGTCGCGAGTTGTTGGCGGTAGCTAAACTAAGTCAACCACTACTTAAATCATTTACTAGAGAAGCATTAATTAAAGTTAAATTAGACTTTTAATTGAGATGTCATGCCAGCAACGCCTACAGTCTTTCATGGCATTAGATCAAATGATTTTCAACGCCGGCCGTTTCGAGCGTATAAACGATATCGTTTAACGAATACGACTTATTCAGGATCCGGTGCTGCTTTTCAACAAGCGTTATACACATCAAATAGAATTGATTTATTTGATACAACTGTAACGTATCCGACGAATTCATATGATGATTCAAATCAGCATGTAATCTGGAAATGGATAGATCATCGATATTACAGACATCCGTATGATCCCGCTAAATCATTTGAATTAACCAATCGCGATAAAAATATAAAGCGTTTAGATATATCAGCATCGGTTATTACATTACCTTATTTAAACGTGGGCGAACGTATTAAACCCGGTTCTATATCAATATCTGCTACCCCTGTTAATACAGCAATAACATTAGCTGATGACTATCAAGGCAACTTACGTGATCCATTAATTAGGACAGCTTCGTTTGCAAATGACAAACGTAATGTTTTTTATTTATCATTCAACGATAAATTTAGAAAATTTCCGTACGGCTTGGGTGTTTATGATACTAGTAGCATTCAATATATATTAAATAAACAAGAACGTAGCGATGCTACAATACAGAATGTTGAGTTAATTAACGGTATTACCGCAAAAAATTCATCTAAAACTATCGGACGCGCTGGTAAATTTACAACAAATGCATTTATACGTATACCACATGATGATATTTTTAATAGATTTCAGGCATGTGATGAATGGACAATATCATTTTGGTATAAAACTGAAGCTGAAAATGATGCACAAGCTACGTTAATTAGTAAGATCGGTGAGGTTACAGAACGTAAGTTAATTACATCGAATGGACAAAATGTAGTACGTGATGTTATTAAGCCTATAGCTAGTTTACCAGCTATACATAACGGTAATTGGTCTTCATATAGAATGCCATTTTATTTAGGTGTACGCCAGTCGGGAGCGGGTGAATATGTTTATTTTAGATCAAGTAACGGATCGCGTGATATTGTAGTTAGTTCTAGTTTACTAACTTCGGAGACATGGCGACATGTCGCGGTTAGAAATTCTGGCTCTATGTGTAGGTTATATTTAAACGGTGTTGCTAGTAGTAATTCGAGTTCATTACCAAATTTAACATCTAACATGTCTAACGTTTTAATAGGAAAGGGGTCTACGTTAGTCAATAACAGTGTCGATATTAGTATGAGCGAAATTAGATTCTATGATTATGCCGCGAGTGCTACGGAGATTACTTCATTAGCTAACAATCATTTTTTATCAGCATCATGTTTACAGACCAATGTCGTAGGTAATGCATTTTATCGTAACGGTCAAATTATAGTATCATCGCCATTACCAAGATATAATTCCGGTTCGGGCTTTTTTGGAAAAACGTGGTCGCTTTCATATCAAGGGCAACATACAATATATGAAAATGAAGTGTTAGTACGTATACCCGCAGATCAATTAAATGTATCAACGAATCCATCTGCTACATATCAGCCAGCGACTGTATTAAATAGTGCATGTGATACAGGCGATTCACCTAACAATAAGTTAACTCCGGGCGAGTTACGTAAGCCCATGTTCCTCGATGGTACAGCTAAACCGTATATTACAACGATCGGTTTATATAATGATACGGGTGAATTGCTAGTAGTTGGTAAATTAGCGACACCAGTGCAAAAGCGAGATGATATTGATATGAGTATTGTCGTACGCTGGGATTACTAAAAATAGTTACAGGGAAATGAGTTATGGCATGGAAATCAAAATCTAAAATACGACGCAATGCAATTAAACATGGATATAGATCCGGGTTTGAATTAAAAGTTGCTGAACAGTTAAATGAAGAATCTATACAATTCGGATATGAAGATACGGTTATAAATTATATTAAACCTGAAACAAGACATAAGTATACGATTGACTTTAGTCTACCTAACGGCATTTTAGTTGAAACTAAAGGTAGGTGGACACTCGAGGACCGTAAAAAACATTTGCTAGTAAAAGCTCAACACCCGGAATTAGATATACGCATAGTATTTCAGAGCGCATCTACTAAAATATCTAAAGGCTCAAAGACTACATACGCGGACTTTTGTATAAAACATAATATCATATGGGCAGAAAAAAAAGTACCGGAAAGTTGGTATAACTCTTGACCTTATGAGATTTTGTTAATAAATTCGTTATTAATTAATTTTCATTTAAATATGAAACATGTTTGAATGAAACATTGATGTTTGTAAATGATCAATGCTATTAAATATTAATACAAAACATGAGCGTGCAGTCTGTCATTACATTGTTAAATTCTGTTTTAGGTAGTGGCAAGCACACTTCGGAGGATGATATTGCATATCACTGTCCTTTTTGTAGTCATCATAAACGTAAGTTAGAGATTAATATACGATCGCAACATTGGCACTGTTGGGTTTGTAATACGTCCGGACGTAAGTTAGGTATTTTATTTCGCAAACTAAATGTATCGCGCGATAAAATTGCAAAATTAACAACATTACTAGATGATGTTCAGCCTAGACCTTCGAAGACTAGTACCGATACGCCGATTGTTAGTTTACCTAATGAATTTAAGCCATTGTGGGTAATCAACCAAGTATCACCTGAATTTCGTAACGCCGTTGCATATCTAAAGTCACGTGGTATCACAATATATGATATTCTTAAATATAGAATAGGATACTGCGAAGATGGTATGTATAGTGGTAAAATTATCATACCTAGTTACGATGCTAGCGGTAATTTAAATTATTTTGTATCACGTGCATACTATGCAAACGATCGGATCAAACATAAAAATCCTGCTATATCAAAAGATATTGTCGGCTTTGAGCTGCATATAAACTGGCATATGCCGATTGTGCTAGTCGAAGGAGCATTTGATGCAATTGCTGTTAAGCGTAATGCCATACCGCTGTTTGGTAAAACTATTTCAAATGCATTGAAGCGTCGTATTATAGAAAAGGGTGTCCGAGACATTTATATATGTTTAGATGATGATGCTAAAAAACAGTCGATTGAGGCAGCTGAATATTTTATTGCTAACGGGGTCAATGTATACGTTGTAGATATTTCAGGTAAAGATCCATCTGAATTAGGGTTTGCTCGTATTACACAATTAATTAATAGTGCATGTCAATTATCTGCACATAGACTAATGGAAGAAAAAATCTTATGCGCACTATAAACATTGGATTAGATCATATTGATCGTATTTATCACATTGCTGATGTACATATTCGTAACGTAAAACGACATAAAGAGTATGAACAGGTCTTTAAAAAGTTATATAGCTATATAAAAAAGACAAAGACAGCAAATTCAGTTATTTATCTAGCCGGCGATATAGTGCATGCCAAGACTGACATGTCGCCAGAATTAGTGCATCAGGTAGCAGAATTTTTCCGTAAATTAGCTGATATCGCGCCAGTGTTATTGATTACAGGAAATCATGATTGTAACTTAAATAACTCGAGTCGATTAGATGCCCTATCTCCCATTGTTACAGCCGTAAAACATCCTAATATACACTATCTTAAAGACAACGGTATATACTTGATATCAGGTATACACTTTAATGTTATGTCCGTGTTTAACAAGCCATCTGATTATATTAAAGCAGATGATTTTACTGGCGAGTATAAGATTGCATTACATCATGGCGCTGTTAATAATGCATCAACAGACGCTGGATTTTCGTTAAGTAACACACATGTAACTACTGAAATTTTTAATGGATATGATATATCACTGCTAGGTGATATTCATAAAATGCAGTTTTTAAATAATGATAAAACTATAGCATATGCTGGTTCATTAATTCAACAGAATCATGGTGAAGGATTAAAACATGGTATTTTAGTTTGGGATATTGCAACTCGTACGGCTGAATTTGTAAAAATAGAAAATGTTTTCGGGTATTATACATTTATCGTAGATCAAGGCAAGATTCAAAACCCGTCTGCAGACGTGCCTAAAAAACCTAGGTTACGTATTAAAGTAACAGACACTGATACGGCTGATTTAAAATCAATTATATCAGAAATAAAGCAGTTATACTCGGTGCAGGAAATTGCAATACAAAAAGTAAATGCGCTAAATACATCTAACATACAGCAAAAAATTAATTTTGGTGATGTGAGAGATGTTGAATGGCAAAATAACAATATTACTGATTATTTGTCTAACGAGTTAGCTTTAGAAGATGCTACACTAGATGTTGTACGCCATATAAATCGTTTAGTACACTCTAGATTACCAGAATCTGAGTTAACACGAAATGTTATATGGACACCTAAATATTTTGAATTTTCTAACATGTTTAGTTACGGCGAAAATAATGTCATTAACTTTGATAATATTCATGGAACTAATGGATTATTTGCACCAAACGCTAGCGGTAAGTCTACATTATTAGATGCGTTAGCATTTTGTTGTTTTGATAAATGTAGCCGTACTACTAAGGCTATTCATGTATTAAATAACAAAAAATCATCATTTGTATGTAAATTTTGTTTTGACTTAAACGGTAAACATTATGTGATTGAGCGTACTGGCATAAAAAATAACAAAGGGCATGTTAAAGTAGATGTTAACTTTTGGCATGAAGAAGCAGATGGAACTATTGAATCATTAAACGGTGACCAGCGTGATAGTACCAATAAAATTATACGTCAATTTTTAGGTTCATATGAAGACTTCGTGTTAACAGCACTATCATTACAAAACAATAATTCCGGATTTATTGATAAATCACAACGCGAACGTAAAGATCTACTGTCACAGTTTTTAGACATTGATATATTTGAATTGCAATATCAAATTGCCGCGGAAGACATACGAGAAACCGCATCAATTATCAAAGAGTATAAAAGGCAAGATCATTCATCTATATTAGCCACTAATGAACAATTGATTATGCAGTTAGAAACGCCGTTACAACGTATGCAAGATGAGCGTGATCAACATATGACAATGTTTAGTGATTTAACAGATATTATTGTAAACTTAACAGGTGAATTAAAATATATAGACGCTGATATTTCTAGCATTGATGACTTGCGTGTTGAATATGAACAACTGCAATTGCATATAGCATCACTACAAGACACACTGCAACACAAGCAAGATTATCATCATCAAGTAACTACAGAACTAGTACAAATAGATAATGACCTTAAAACGTATGATATTCATGAGTTGCAACGATTAGCTAATGAATATGAAAGAGTTGAACTAGAAATAAGCAAAATAAAACAGGAGCTTGTTTTAGCAGAACGCGTCATTGACCATGCTAACAATATTGTTTCAAAACTAGATAAACATCAATGGGACCCGAACTGCCAGTACTGTATGGCAAACCCATGGTTGCAAGAATCTAAAGAAACGGCAGATAAATTACCAAGCCTTATTAAGCAACGTGATGTGTATCGGCAACAATTAACTGATTTAACATCATTATTTAATAGACTAGCCGCGGATAAAATATATGATAAGTTAAATGAGTATAGCACGTTACAGACAAAACAGCAACGTGTAGAAAATGATATGCAGCGCGCACAAAATGAGATTGATGCAACAGTTAACAAGATTACTGCGCAAGATGAGTTATTGAAAACAGTAATACAACGATTACGAGCTGCAATTGAACGTAAAGATGATATTGAATTTAACAAGCGTAAGCGTGAAGAAATCTCGGATGTACGGTCTGAACAAGAGCAGCTTAAGCAGGAAATTGAATTGTTAGATGATAAACTCATGACAATATCAGGTAAACTTCAAGTTGCAAAAAATTCACGTGATGAGGCTATTAAATCAATCGCTAGACTAAAAGACTTAGAAATACAATACAAAGGATATGAATATTATTTGTTAGCTGTAAAACGTGACGGCGTACCATATCAATTGATTTCTCGAGCATTACCGCAACTTGAGGCTGAGATAAATAATATTTTAAATCAAATTGTTGATTTTAGTGTTATGTTAGAAACAGATGGTAAAAATATCAATGCATATATTGTATATGATGATAATAACTATTGGCCAATTGAATTGACCTCCGGAATGGAAAAGTTTATTGCAAGTCTAGCTATTAGGGCATCATTAATTAATATTACTAGTTTACCACGTCCAAATTTCTTAGCAATTGACGAAGGCTTTGGTGTATTAGACTCTGATAATCTTAATAGTATGTATTTATTGTTTGATTACTTAAAGTCACAATTCGGATTCATTATGTGTATTTCGCACATTGATGCAATGCGAGATGTTGTAGATCGCCTAGTTGAAATCAAAAAAGTAAATGGATATTCGCAAATAAATTATGCTTGATATTTATTATAAATACCAGGAATAATGAATGTCAGAATATACGTTCCGCGAACGGGCAGTACGGCCTAAAGTAGCATATATAGGTTATAAAGATTATTCTTATGATGTACAGGATGATAGCTTAACATCATCGGACTATTTTGAGATAGTTGAGTTTCCTAGCAAATTAACGGCTGGAAAGAACTTAATTAAGTTAAGAGGTAATCGTGAGAATTTAGTAGATAATAGTAATATCAATGTTGAGATATTAGATTATAACAACGATCCTGTCTTTTATAAGCCTATAACATATGTAGAACGTGACGGCACACGCGTTATTGCAATTTACATTTATCCAGAAACTGCTCCGGGCCCAGCACGTATATTTTTAACAGGCCGGGCATTACGAGATTTAAATGGCCGCCAATTACGATTTAGCCAAGATTATAACGACCCGGACTTTTTAAACAAACCAAATTTAATTTGGGCACGTTCAATTGCAATTGCACCGAACGAACCTAATAGTACAGAAATAATATTTGTACGTCAGCCAAAAGTAACTATTACAGAGTCTGTACAACCGTATTTACAGCCGGTTACTACAAACAATGTTTTTACTAAAAAATTAGCAACAGGTATTGCATCTAATTTATCACAAGGATTTGGATATCAAACTGCTGCTCCGGTTAGTACATTATTACCAATTGCACCCGCATCATTAACAAATGATGGCAATAATATTACACAGCCTATAGTTTCGGCGAATGTTTTTACTAGCAATATTAATGTCGGTGATACTATTGAAACATCTGGTGCAACAGTTACTAGTAGTCCAACTTCTATAGTAGTTGGATCTGGTATTAACTTTTCATTAAGCCCTACATCTACTAGCACCGAGCAGTTTAAATTTTCATCATCCATGGCTAATGGCGTTTTAGTTATTACTAATCCATTAGTTCAAGCCGATCCGAATGCATATGTATTTGGTACCGTACAAAACGGCTTTGATGTTGCAGTACCAATTGGTGTGAGTGTTGTACCAACCAAGATGGTACAAGTAAACAGCAGCGGCCAGGTACGTTTATATGGCACGTGGACTTTTGGTATCAAATCTATAACAAATGCTACGACAGCACGTGTTGTGCAAATTGATGGGTACACTAGCAATAACTTTAATACCAATGATGTGCCATTATGGCGATTCCGAGGCGGAAATGCAACACAAACCTCCGGCTTCCCTAATATGAATACAGAAGCGGCATTTACCGCCGGCGGCTACGGAGTTATATCTAACAGAATTTTATCTGCTAATAATTTTACGGCTAGTTTTATTGAACCATATGTAGTAACACAAACAGAAAATTCAGCGTCATTTGCAGATATAATATTATCGGATATAGAGCCCGAAACAGGCGATGTGTTTAAAATAAAGACATTGTATAAGCCATCCGGTATGTTTGGTGATTTTATTGATCTAGGTGATTCTATTTTAGAAGAACAAGAGTTATTGATTGATACTCAGTCATTTGAGACTAATGTTACGGTAGGCGCTGCTTATGAGCATTATGGCCGATTTGAATCTTTGTCAGAAATCAATCAGTATTGGGAAGTATACAAACAAAGTGAAATAGGCGTATATGGCACTTTATATGAATTAAATTTAGTGTTATTTAATTTTAGAACAACAGATCTGTTTTATGATTCTGAAAATTTACTCGGAGGTACAAAATTAAATTTTGAAGGTTCGATAACCGCGCCAAATATTAATTCATACTTATTAAATCAAGGTACATTATTTAGAATAAAGTCAGCATATCAACCAAAACTATATGCTAATACAACATATAAAGTTAGAGCAAAATTATTACTTCATAGCACGGATTCATTATCAGTTGATCCTAGGATACCATTTCCACGGCTAGATGTTTATATATCAGGTTCTCAGCCGACATTGTTATCAGAAAATATTATTGTAAATGGCAATGCCTTTTTACCAAACAATTGGCAAGAAACTTTAACAGGTGATTTTGCAAATCGTTCTATAGCCGGATACCATTTAGGTACTGTAACATGTGCCCCAGTCATAAATACGCGTGTTGATATAGAATTTGTTTTTCAAGTCAATGAAGATGTGCCTAAAGCCAATATTGGATTTATGTTAAGATCTGGCGATTGGACTATAGCTGATATAGAACTTAAATCATATAAAGAATCTGGATTTTCACCAAATTATGTGCGTATTGGTAAACGCGTGCCGACAGAACACTTAAAGACGCCACTTACATTTAAGTTTCAATATTATGATTATACGGGTAGGCTAGCTAACCAACAAACTGCAGCATACGGCGTCGTTTTTCAAGGCGATAATTTTTATATCGATGGTGTTAATAATATTTTAACGGGTTCATTGTTTTTAGGTAATACAATTGGCACTGGCGTTGAAATGGCCGGCGTAAATTCTGCATTTATACGGTCTGTAGGATATTACGGATATTCTGCATCATTAGCAACGGGTAATGGTAAAAATGGAGGATTTTTAATTTATAGTGGCTCTGTATTACCGCAAGAAAAAAATAAATTTTCCGGCAATACGTATAAAGGTGTTGGTATGGAACTTGTATCAGATGATGATTCAGGCCATTTAATATTTCATACCAATCCATCTATTCTAGACATTAAAGCACGATCATTTTTCATTGGTAACACTAATGCGCAATTTATATCAGGTGCAAATTCTAATATAGAAATTTCATCATCATTATTTCATTTAGACCCTGTTAACAATAGGCTAGTAATAGGTGCCGATGCTGTTATTAATGCAACACTAACGACGGATGAAATTATAACACCCGCGACTATCGCCGGCGCACCTAGTACAGTTGCAAACGCATCATCATCTATATTATCTAACGGATATGCTAAATTTGTATCTGCTTCAATAGGTGGCTTTAATGTAACGCCGTCGCAAATAAGATCTACAAATAATAATGTCGTGTTACGGTCAAACGGACAGATCACAGGCTCTGAATTAAAATTAACACGTACCGTCAACGGCACACCTTACACATATGTGGATACGGTTGCGGGTGTAGCAGACTTTTCAAATGTTGGTAGAGTTTTATATGTACCAACATCTATGGGACATTTTAGTGGCAGTACTGCGGTAGACATGGCCAGCGGGTTTAAAACATTAGAATTATCAACACAGCCTAATATAACAGGTTCTGTGTATTTTATACCATTAGTCGGTGAAAGTAAACTATCAATATCATTTAATTGGCGATTAGGCATGACTGACATTA